CCCCACGGCAGCCCAGGTCATCAACTGGGGCTTTGATGGGGTATGGCCGCAGCCGCCCCGGCAGCGATGGGAACTGCGAGGCGGCATCGGGCACCGCGTGATGTTCTTCTCCACGGCTCCCCAGGTCATCAACTGGGGCTTTGAGGGGATATGGCCACCGCCACCGCGGAATCGATGGGAACTGCGAGGCGGCGGCATCGGGCACCGCGCGATGATTCCGGTATTCGGCCCGTGGTATAATACCGGCTACGAAGTCCAGTCGGTGCAGCCGCCCCATCCTCGGCCCGAGCGCGCCAGCGGATTGTTCGCGCGCGGCGATGACGGCGCGGAAAACCCGATGGCGGTACTCGTTCCGTTCTCGAGTTGGGGATTCGATCAGACGGCGACGCAACCGCCGCGTTGGAAGTGGGAACTTCGCGGAGCCGGGCTCAAGCACAGGAGCGAATTTGCATTCTTTCCGACTCCGTTCCCCGAAGGATGGCAAGTCCAGCCGGTACAGCCACCGCACCCGCGCCCCGAGCGGGCGGGCTCGCTCATGCGCGGCGACGACGGCGCTGAAAACGTATTCCAGTTCAGACCACCTGATTTCATCAATATGGGATCGGACGGCGTCTACCCGCAGCCGCCGCACCGCCGTGTCGAGAAATTCGCTGGGCTCGTAGGCGGCGACCCGGGCATGCAAGCGATCTTCGTGCGCTGGCAAAACATCGGCTGGGAGATTGCGCCGCATCAACCACGGCATCCGCGTGTTGAAAAATTCGCCACGATGGTAGGCGGCGACCCGGGGATCGAGGGGACCTACACGGCCTGGATCAATGGTGGCTGGCCAGTACAGCCCGTCCAGCCTGGTCACCCGCGTCCAGAACGCTCGGGTTCGATCGCCCGGGGCGAAGATGGGATCGAGAACATCTACTTCCCGACCGCCCCACAAATCATCAATTTGGGATTCGATGGCGTCTGGCCTCAACCGCCCCATCAACGCCCCGAGCGCGCAGGCGCGATTGCCAAGGGCGACGAAGGAACGCAGGGCACCTATCAGGTTTGGCGCAATGGCGGATGGGAGCCGACGCCGGTGCACCCGCCCCATCCCCGCCCGGAGCGAAGCGGCGCTATAGCGCGCTGGGAGGACGGCACAGAGGCGGTCTACAGCTTCATCCCGCCCGGCTTCGTCTCCTGGGGCTACGAGCCGCCAATCACCTACATGCACGTTCGCTATGCGCGAGCGGCTGCGACGATGCGGGGCGACGACGGCATCGAGGGCACCTACTCGCGTTGGATCAATGACGGCTTCGAGCAGGTTGACTCGCAGGCGCGGGTGTTGCGGCTGGAACGCGACAAGGCCGCCCTGATGCGCGGTGACGACGGGACGGCCATCCCGCTGATCTTCTGGCGCAATAGCGGCTGGGAAATCCAGCCACCGCAACCGCCGCATCCGCTCCGCGAGAAGTCCGGCTCGCTGATGAAAGGCGACGAAGGCATCGAGGCGGCGTTCGTCTTCGTGCCGTTCCTGCAAGTCTCGTGGTGGGCACAGACGGACATCACCTACAGCCGCGCTGGCATCTATCACCCGGCTGGCGCGATCATGCCGTGGGAGCAAGAGGGCTGGTACCAAAAAGTCCTCGTGCCCGTGTTTTATGCATGCTCGGTCATCACGACTTGGACAGCGCAGACGAGCGTAAGCACGGAGAGCGCGCAAAGCGTGGTAACACAAGCGAGCGGGCAAACGACGGTGAAGGGCGAACCGCAAGGAGGACCCTGCCAATGACAACGAACACGATCACGAGAGGCGCAACGGTACAGTGGGCGACGACGTTCTATGACGTGAACTCGAATGTCATCCAGCCGGACAACGCGACGATCAACATCCTGCCCTCGATGACACAGATCGCAATCGCGATCCCGATGACACCTCCCGCCGGGCAGGCAGTGGCATGGACGGCGCTGTGGGACACGCGCGGTATTCCGCCCGGGCAGGTCTACTGGTCGATCCACACCGGACATTCCGATCCGATCCCCGTCGTCGCGGAGGACGGATCTTTGGTGCTGAGTGCGAATCCAGCTAACCTTGTGACGTTCTAGGCGAAGGTATCGAGAGAGGGAAAAGGTCTTGAACTTACACGCGATCGTTGGTCCGATCGTCTCGACGATCAATCCGTCGATCACGATCCAGCTTCAGAAGTCAACCGGCTACGCCACCAACGCGGACGGCTCGCGCACACCGGCCTACGCGCCAGCAATCAACGTGACCGCGCAGGTGCAGCCGGAGACATGGCGCGATATTCAACAGATGGACGGCTTGAACATCCAGGGCACGCGCAAGGTGATGTACATCAACGGCGCGACCGATGGCCTTGTCCGCGTGTTCGCGATGGGCGGCGATATCGTCACCTTCCCCGATGGCACGGTCTGGCTGGTCGCGCAGACGCTCGAAGATTTCAGCCTCACGGCAGGATGGACGAAAGCCGCGCTCACCCTGCAGAACGGGAGTTGAATGAAGGCCACCATCTTCTGGCTTTGCATTGTGGGGTTTGTCATGACCGTAAGCGGATTGGCACTGAAGAACGGCGAGGACCTACTCGGCCGCTTCATTCTGGCAACCGGCATATGGATCATGGTCTGCGGGCTGTTGTTGCTACTTGGATCGCAAGTGCTGGCGATGGACGGCGACAACCACGGCAACCACGGCGATCTGAAGCAATGGTTCGGTGACCTTCACTCCGACAAGGGACCGTGCTGCGCGGATGCGGACGGCTTCGTGATCGAGGACTCGGACTGGGAGTCCAAGGATGGGCACTACCGGGTGCGGCTGCCGTTCGAAAAGGACATGGACGGACACCCGGTTCTGATCGTAAAGCGGCCGACAGGCCCGGATACCGAGTGGAAGTGGGTCGACGTGCCGAACGAATCGGTGGTCCGCGCGCCGAACCTCTACGGCAAGACGGTGGTATGGCCCATCGGTGGGGACTCGACAACGATCCGGTGCTTTATGCCAGGACAGATGGGTTAGGAGGGACACGATGAGCAAGAAAACGTTTCTGAGAGGAGCCACGGGCATCGGGATCATCCTGGCCGCTTCGCTCTCGCTCGCGGTCATGCTGGCCGTGATCTCGCCCCCGATACGCGATGCCAGGGCGCAGATGCCCGGCGGACTCGGCATGGTCTCGATGGGCGTTTGCCAGATTCCCGCCGTCAGCATGAACGCGGGCACGAGCTTTGCGACATGCGTGGCGGCGACCTTCACGGCGACTTGCACGGGCACCTCGATCGCGGCCACCTCGGTTACCGGCGACATTTCGCAGGGCTGGCTACTCTCCGGGACCGGCATCGTCTCGGGCACCTACATCACCGGCGGTCCGCTGACGGGCGGCGCGGGCACCTACACGGTATCGCAGCCTTGCACCTCCTCGGCCAATTCGATCTCCTCGATCGGACCCCCGAACGGCGCGACGGCAGTGTTGCTCGGGGCCGACACGCAAAGCGCTCGCTTCCGGGATGACGGCGGGGCACCGACCGCCTCGGCCGGGATGCTGATTGTGGCGACGCAACAGCCGTACTTCTTCACCGGGACCGTGCGGCAGCTACAGTTCATCAGCGCGACTGCAGGCAGCATCCTCAACGCCGCATTCTACAAAACGAGTTCACCATGAAAGTCTTGGAAGCGTTGCTAGAGCGGCTGCGGACCCCGACCGGGCTGGCGTTCTTCCTGGCTGGATGCGCGGTTGCGATTTTCCTGCGACGGTACGTGCTGCATGATTGCTGGTCGGCCATCCTCGTCGGTGTCGCATGCCACTGATCAAGACCCTCTCGCCCGCGCAATCCGACGCGCAGACCGCGCTCAAAGCGTTCTTGGCCGATCTCTTCCCAACCGGCGAGATGATCGCGGCCCAGGCGAACCGGGTACCCGAGCCGCACACGGCGAACTTCGTCCTCATGAGCCTGATCCGCTTCGAGCGGCAAGCCACGAACGTCGATGGGAATAGCGACGTCCGCCTGCAGGGCTCGATCGCCGCGACCACCCTGACCGTCACGGCGGTCACGCTCGGCACCATCGTCCCAGGAATGCCCCTGTTCGGCCCAGGGGTGGCCTACGGCACGCTGATCGTCGCACAGTTATCCGGTAACCCCGGGAGCACCGGGACCTACTCGGTGAGCGTCTCTCAGACGGTGGGAGCCGAGGTTCTATCGGGCGGCACCAAGATCGTCACGACCAGCTATACCGCGACAATCCAGTGCGACTTCCACTCGGCCGACTATACGGCGGGCAATTGGGCTCAGATTTTCTCGGGACTATTCCGAGACGAGTACGCCACAACGTTCTTTGCGGGACTTTCGACCGGCGCGACCATCACCCCGCTCTATTCCGACGATGCCGAACAGCGCCCCTTCATTAACGAGAACCAACAGTACGAGTGGCGCTGGGTGGTCGATGCCAAGCTTCAGATCGATCAGACGGTTACGGTCCCGCAGACCTACGACGACGCGGTCACGGTGGTGCCCTACTTCGTTCCGTGATAGGCATAGCCCCACGACTCGCCCGAGGGAGAGAGCCTGATGTCCACGATTCCGGCATCACAAATCGTACAGGTCACCCCAAGTGTCCTCTCCGCAGGCGGCACCGGACTTCAAGGCACCGGGCTGATGCTGGACAACACCTCCCGCATCCCGCTCGGCACGGTCGCAAGTTTCAATTCGGCTCAGGCGGTCACTGCCTATTTCGGCGCGGCGTCCAAGCAGGCGGCCGAAGCGGCAATCTACTTTGCAGGTTTTGCGGGCGCGACGATCCTGCCCTCGGCGCTCTTGATGGCGCAGTACAATCAGAGCGGAGCGGCAGCCTTTCTGCGCGGCGGATCGCTGGCCACCATGACGCTGGCACAGCTTCAATCGATCTCCGGCTCGCTGAACATCACGATTGACGGCTACGCACATAACGCGGGCGCGCTGAACCTGTCGGCAGCGACCAGCTTCTCCAATGCTGCCTCGATCATTCAGACCGCGATCAACGCCGCGCTGGCGGCGAGCGGCACATCGACCGCTTCGACGATCGCGACCGGCAGCTTTACAGTCACCGGATCGATCGCGGGCAATGTCCTGACCGTAACGAACGTGGGCTCGGGCGCGGTTATCAACGGCGCGACCATTACCGGCGGCGCGATCCTGGCGGGCACCACGATCCAGGGCCAGCTTTCGGGCACGGCAGGCGGCATCGGCACCTACGCGGTCAATCAATCGCAGATCGTGGCTTCGCTCTCGATCACCGGCAGCTATGGCTTGCTGACGGTCGGCGGCACGGTGGGCGGCCTCTGGGCGGTCGGGCAGACAGTCTCGGGCGGCACGACTTCCGCAGGCACCATCATCACTCAGCTTGGCACCGGCACCGGCGGCGCGGGCACGTACTATGTCAACAATTCACAGACGGTGGCGAGTGCGGCCCTGTCCGGCAATCCGACGCCTGCGCTGGTGACTTTCGATTCCGTGTCGAGCGCGTTCGTGATCACGTCGGGCATCGGCGGCGCGGCCTCGTCTATTGCATTTGCCACAGGGACCACGGCGGCGGGACTGGCGCTGACTTCGGCCACGGGCGCGGTGATTTCGCAGGGATCGGCTCCGCTGACCCCCGCCGCGTTCATGACCGGGCTGATCACGGTCAATTCGGCCTGGGTCAACTTCATGACGATCTTCGACCCGGACGGCGGCAGCGGGAATACGCAGAAGCAAGCCTTCGCCCTGTGGAAAAACACGGCGCTCGGCGGCAACCGCTTCGCCTACTTCTGCTGGGACCCGGACGCCTCTCCGACCGTGACGGTGCCCGCCACGTCGAGCCTGGGCTACATCCTTGAGCACAATAATGACACCGGCACGGTTTTGATTTGGGAAGGGCTCGCCACCCAAGACAACGGATTGTGCGCCTTCGCGCTCGGCTGGGCGGCCTCGATCAACTACAATCAGATCAACGGCCGCGCGGTCTTGGCCTTCCGCAACCAGCCAGGACTCACCGCGAACGTCACCGATCCGATCACCGCAGGCAATCTAGCGGGCAACTTCTACAACTATTATGGAGCCTACGGCGCGGCCTCTACGAGCTTCATCTGGGAGTACAGTGGACAGATCACCGGGCCGTTCAACTGGGCCGACAGTTTCGAGACCCAGGTCTGGCTGAACAGCTTCTTCCAGCAGCAACTGCTCGCGCTATTTAACAACGCGCTGTCGGTACCTTTTACGCAGCAAGGCATCGGGCTGATCCAACAGGCGTGCCAGACGGTGATCCAGCAAGGGCTGGCCTTCGGCGCATTCGCACCGAACACTTTGACGCCGAGCCAGATCGCGCAGGTGAACGCGCAGGCAGGAGCCAACATCTCCGGGACGCTGCAAACCCAGGGCTACTATCTGCAGGTCAACATTCCGAGCCAAACGGTGCAGGTGGCGCGCGGGCCGTGGTCGATTACGTTCTTCTACATCGATCGCAACGCGGTGCAGAGCATCACCATGGCCTCGATCATGGTCCCGTAAGGAGGAGCGGATGTCTCTCACGTCAGCCAATGCGGTGATTTCGCTTTCGCAGGCGACGCTGTTTCCCATCCCGCAGGTGCTGCAGAACTTCGCGGCCGACGACGTTACTGACATCGAAGCGGCGCGGGTGTTGGAGCATCAGATGGGCGTCGATGGCGTGTTGTCCTTCGGCTTCGTCTGGGTGGAACGAATCCAAGAGATCACGCTGAAAGGGGACTCGGCTTCGAACGGCTTCTTCGACGCGATCAATCAACAGCAAGAGGCGGCCCAGGACGTCTATCCCTTGAACGGGACTATCATCTTGCCGAGCGCGGGCATCATGTTTACGCTGGTCAACGGCGGGCTGGAGACCTACAAGCCGATCCCCGCCGTTCGAAAAATCCTCCAGCCGCGACGCTTTCGAATCGTATGGGGACGGGTGCAGCAAGTCCCAACGAGGTAGGCGTGCGACGACAAGAGGTGGTCAAGATCCCAGAGGATCCGAAGTTTCAGCGTGACATCGGCAAGCATTTCCTCATCACCGAATGGCCAGCGGCGAAGTCCGAACATTGGGCGATCCGTATGCTGTTCGCCTACAACAGAGGCGGCGGCCAAATCCCGATGGAAGCCATCGGCGGCGGCATGCAGATGATTTTCTGGCTCGGTCTCAACACCTTCCTGCGCGGTCAGGCGCAAGCCGATGAAGTGATCCCGATCATCGATGAGCTTCTGGAGTGCGTTAAGATCATCCGCGACCCGAATGCGCGCGGGCCGGACGGGCACATCATCGCGACCGATCTCATTAGCGATGACGATATCGAGGAAACCCTCACAAGGCTGTGGCTGCGGTCGGAGGTAATCCGCATCCACACGCATTTTTCGCCTTACGACATCGTCTCGACCTTGATCTTGGCCGCGATAAAGGCGGCCGAAGTAGCTTCGTCGAACCTCCAAACGTCCCAAGAAGCATCGCGGTAGCGATCACGATGGAGCATCCGCGCGTCACGCTCGCGGAGCTTCAGACGGTCTACGGTTTGGAGGACCTCTACAATCTGTTAGAAGTCGGGATGGTTCGCGCCCACAACGAGCGACTCGCGCAAGAGCGGGCCGAGCGGGAGGCGAAACAGCGAGGGATGTGATATGGCCACCGTCCTCGACAGCCTCGTGTTGGAGTTCAACCTCGACCCGTCGCAGTTCACGCGAGAGCAGCAACGCATCCTCGATCAAATCCGCAAGATGCAGGAGGAGGTGAAAACCCGCGCCATCGACATCGAGAGTTCGGTTAAGCGAATCACCAGCACGTTCTCGAACCTGCAACGCGGCGCGCTCGGCGTGATCGGCGGCTTCTTCGGAGGCGAGGTGCTCAAGACCATTGACGGCTTCGCCCGGATGGAAGCTCAGGTCGGCCGGATCGCGACCACCATCGGTCTCTCGGCGCAACAAACGCTGGCCTGGGGGAACGCGTTCAAGGCGCTCGGCTACGATACTCAGGCGGGCCTGTCGGCGCTGGCGCAGACCACCTCCACGATCGAGCAGGGGGCGCTCACCGGAAATCTCAGCGCGGGACTGTTCACGGTATCCCAGGCCCTCGGACGGCAGGGCATGGCACCGATCAATCTCCTGCGGGGCGGCACCGGACCCGAGGGCCACATGACCGCCCCGGAGGCATGGCTGGCGATCACAAAGCGCCTGGATGAACTCGATATCCAGGGACCGAGGCGCGCGGCGTTGCTGGACAAAGCTGGATTGGATCCTTCCACGCGAATGCTGCTGATGGAGGGAGCGCCAGCCATTGCCAAGCTGGTCGCGGAGATGCAGCGGCTTGCCCCGCTCACCAAGGAGGAGGCCGACCGGGCGCAGGAGTACGTCAAGAACGTCGCCAAGCTTGATACCGCTTTTTCCCACCTAGGCATGGTGGTGACCAATCTGGCGACCGGGCCGCTCGCGGCATTCGCGGAGTTCCTGGCGCAATGGCTGGGAGGACAGAGCTCGCAAGGCGCTGGTATCAGCATGCATGATTGGATTGTTAATGATTGGATGGGATTTCGTGGTTCGTCGGCAATCAAGGACGCAGCGAAGCGAGCGGCGGGCACCAATGCGGCGGGAGATTTCGCGGCCGTTACGCAGGGCGGCTACACGGAAGCAACGCCATTCCCGGCGATCCGCCCGGGCGAGGACGCGAACACCGCGCGCATGATCATCGCAGCGGCACAGCGCGCGGGCATCGATCCGAACATCGCATTGAAGGTCTGGTCGAGCGAAGGGCGCGGGGCCTACACCGGAGACAAGGGAACGTCATTTGGTCCATTCCAACTGCATTACGGCGGCGGGCTCGGGGACACCTTCTCGGCCATGACGGGACTGAGCGCGGCCGACCCGCGCACGGTGCCGCAACAGATCGAGTTCGCTATGCAACAGGCGAAGCGACTCGGCTGGGGACCGTGGCATGGATGGCATGGCTCTCCGACAGCGGGCGGCGCGGGGCGGCCGGGACCGGCACCCCAGCATACGAGCTTCAACATCCAGCAAATGAACGTCACCGGCGACAACTCGAAAGAGGTGGCGAGCAACATCGGAAAGCAGGTCGAGCGGATGAAGATCGCCTACCTCGCCAACAGCGCAGCGGTGTGAGCCATGGTCGCGATCCCTTCAGCCATCAACATCCCGCTTCTATTTTCGGACGCCTCGGACATTCTGCTGGGCGCGCTGCTCCAGCCGACCTGGGGCGTCTATCTGAACGGGATGCCGGTGCTCTCGCCAGCGCCCTACAATAACACGGGCGGGCTCGCGGGCACGCTGGCAAGCGTGGTGCAGATCGCGGGCACGATCGGCAACGTGCTGGGCTCGGTCAACTCGCTGCTCGGCGGCGGCACCGGCGGGGTCTTTCAGGCCCCCGTGGTGCCAGCCATCGCATCGACGGTCGAGTTCGAATACCTGCAGGACCTTCCGATCGCGAACTATCCGCAGGAGAACGGGGCCTTCCAAGCCTACAACAAGGCAACGATGCCGTTTTCGATCCGGCTGCGGGTGTGCTCGGGCGGCTCGGTGTCGGCGCGGCAGGCCTTCCTCTACACATGCCAAGCGATCAAGGACTCGTTTCAACTGTTCACGGTGATCACGCCTGAGATGGTTTTTTCGAGTGCGAACTGCTCGCACATCGACTGGCGGCGCACTGCGGATCGCGGCAACACGCTGATTCAGGTGGACTTGACCTTCGAGCAAGTGCCGATCGTGGCGGCGACCAGCCTGACGAATACGATCGCGCCAGGAGACGCGGGCCAACAATCGATCGGCAGCGTGATCCCGCAACAGAATTCATCGGCGGGCTTCACCGCGCCGCTGTTCCAGGGCCAAGGCGTGCCAGGGACCGGGCGGCTGTACGTTTCGCCAGGACCGCCAACGTAAGGGGAGCGCGATGTTTCTCGTTCCGGTGCAACCGATTGCGAGCCAGACGTTGCAAGTCGCGCTGGGCGGCCAATACTGCACGCTCAATGTCTACCAGCAGGCCTACGGGCTCTACATGGATGTTTTGATCGGCACGAACCCGATCGTGCAGGGCATTATCGCGCTGAACAACAATCTGATCGTCCGGAATGCATATTTCGGATTTCAGGGCGACTTCGTTTTCTTCGATACACAGGGCACGAGCGACCCGGTCTACACCGGGCTCGGGACGCGCTATTTCCTGCTCTACTACACGGCCAGCGACATCGCGGCGTTCAACCTGCCAACAGGAGTGGCGTGATGGGGCTCGGCCTTCCGCTCCCAGGCTTTAGCGGCAATCAAATCCCGAACCGGCAGATCGGGCTGCAAATCCAGCTTGCACAGAATACGCAGACCAATCAGCCGAGCACCTTTGCAGGCCTCGGCTCGTCCGGCGGCGGGCTGGGTAGCTTATTCACCGGCGGCGGGCTGGGATCGCTCTTGAGCGGCGGCATCGGCGGCAACACGCTCAACATTCAGGGTTTGCGGGCATCGGCACACATCCGCGACGTCGGATCGGGCATCTCATCATGCGACGTGAAGGTCTGGGGCTTGCCGCCGAACTTGATGAATCAACTGAACTCGCTCGGGCTCGCGCTCAACATCATCAACACGAACAACTTGATCATCACGGCGGGAGACCCGAATAGCGGCATGTCACAGGTCTACAACGGGACGATCCTCTACTGCTACGGCGACTACTCCAATCAGCCGGAGACCCCGCTAGTCATCGTCGGCAACCCGAGCGGCGTGGTGCTCAATGCGACACCGACGAGCTATCAGAGCACGTTCGCGGTCTCGGATGCGATGAGCAAGCTCGCACAGAAGATGGGTCTGAACTTCAACAATAGCGGCAACGTCAACACGCAACTGCCCGCGATGTACGTGTCGGGATCGCCGCTCGTGCAGATTCAAAAGCTGGCACGCGCAGCGGCAATATCCTTCGGCATCAATCCAAATGGGACGCTCGAAATCTTCCAGAAAGGCCAGCCGCGCCAGGGCGCGCAGACCACGACGATCAGCGCGGCAAACGGCATGATCGCCTCGCCCTCGTTCATTCCGAATGGCATCACGGTCAAGACGCTGTTCAATCCGGCGATAAAGCTGTTCGACAACATCTCCGTCCAAAGCAGCGTCATGCAGGCGGTCGCGAGCGCGCAGCCGAGCAGCAACATCTCTCAGACGTGGATGGTCAACAAGATCGATCTCGACCTCGAAACCCAGGTCCCGAAGGGGCAGTGGATGATGACGATCCAGGCGATCTCGGCTGGCTCAAGCCCAAAGATTCCGGCAGCGACATGACAGACACCACCATCAACCAAGCCGACAACACGCAAACCGCTGCGGGGCAGATGTTTCCGGAGGACTACGCTAACGAGTTCGCGGTGATTTCATTCATCGTTCGCCAAGCCCTGGCCGAGATGGAAACCTGCACGCCGGTGCAGGTCAAGACCGTGCATGCGGGCAGCGGCAACCCGGCGGCGGGCGGTACGGTCGATGTGCAGCTTCTGGTCTCGCTGCTCGATGGCAACGGCAACGCCACCAAGCAAGGTGTCGTCTATGGGCTGCCCTACTTCCGGATGCAGAGCCAGAACTGGGCGATTGCGATGGACCCGGCAGCCGGAGACTACGGCTTCATCATCGCGGCCTCGCGCGACATCTCGAACGTCACCAAGACGCCGGGGCAAGCGAATCCGGGCAGCTTTCGGCAGCATTCATTCTCGGACGGTTTCTTCATTCCGTGCTCGTTCAACACCGCGACCCCGGGCGGCTACATCCAACTCAAAAGCGACGGCAGTCTCAACATCAACACGAAAGACGGAGTCGTGATAAAAAGCGACGGATCAGGCGCGCTGACGATCACGACCCAGGGGAATGCGACGGTGAACTGCGGCAGCAACACCCTCGATGTCACGGCGACCACGACGACGATCCATGGCGATCTCAACGTCACGGGCGACGTCAAGGCGAAGTCCGGCGGCGCGACCTTCGTCCGGCTGTCGACGCACACCCATCCAGGCAACAATCTTTCCCCGAATCCAGGGACATGAGATGGCATCGACCCTCTTCCTCGATCCGGTGGCGTGGGACCTGACGCTCGATGTCAATCTCAACATCGCAGTCGCCCCGGAGCCCTACGCGCTGGCGCAGGATGCGGCGAGCGCGATCAAGACGTTCCTGGGCGAGGTATACTGGAACACGCAGATCGGCGTACCCTACTTCCAGCAAATCTTCGGCTTCGCCCCGCCGGTGGCGCTCCTGAAGCAGTACCTCGTGCAGGCGGCGCTGACGGTGCCGAACGTGGCCTCGGCGCAAGTCTTCCTGGCAAGCCTGGACCCGACGACTCGGATACTCTCCGGGCAGGTCCAGCTTGTGAGCAAGACGGCCCAGGGTGGGGCGGCGAACTTCACGGTCGGCACTCTGACGGGAGGAGCGCATTAGCATGGCAGGCACTCTCGTCCCGACCTTCACCTTCACCTCGACGGGCTTTGTCGCGCCGAGCGGCCCGGCGGTGCTGGCGGGCGTGCAGGGTGACATCAACGCGGCCTTCGGCAACGTGCTGAACTATTCGCTGACGACCCCGCAGGGCCAGCTTGCGATGAGCTGGGCTGCAATCATCGACAACACCTACGCGACGTTTCAATTCTACGCGCAACAGATGGACCCCGCTTATGCAACGGGGCGGATGCAGGATGCGATCGGCCGCATCTACGGTATGCAGCGGCAGCCCTCGGTCCCGACCCAACTGCAGATTTCGTGCAACGGGCTCTCGGGCGTTACGATTCCCTTCGGCGCGCTGATCCAAGACGGCAATGCGAACCTCTACTCCTGCGCCACGGTCGGCGGCGGTGTGATCGGCGCGGGTGGATCGGTCACGCTGCAGTTCAACGCAGTGGTGCCCGGGCCGACAGCGGTGCCCGTCTCGGTCTCGATCTATGGGGCGATCCCGGGATGGGACTCGGCCACAGTGCAGAGCGGCGTGACCGGGCAGTCAATCGAGGGCCGCTCGGCATTCGAGTCCCGGCGGCAGGCTTCCGTTGCAGGAAATAGTTTCGGCGCAATCGGCTCGATCCTGGGCGCGGTGTCCCAGGTACCGAACGTGACCGACTTTTTCGGCATCAATAACAACTCGGCCGCTCCGCTCAATGTCTACGGCGTCACGGTGCCCGCGTACTCGATCTTCATTTCCGTTGCGGGCGGCACGAGCACGGCGGTCGCACAGGCGATCTTTTCCAAGAAGGGCGCGGGAGCGCCGATGGCAGGCAACACCACGGTCACGGTATACGACTCGAACCCGCTCTACACGGCCCCGATCCCCTATCAGATCACCTATGAAATCCCGGTGCCGATCAATGTCTTGTGGAACATCGTGCTGGTGAACAACCCCGGCATCCCGTCGAACTATGTGACATTGGTGCAGAACGCGATCGTCGCGGCGGCGAACGGGCAGAGCAATGTCACCAATCCGCCACCGCGGATTCGGATCGGCAGCACGGCCTATGCTCAGAACTATGCATCGGCCATCGCCGCGCTGGGATCATGGGCGCAGATTTCCTCGATCCAGATCGGCACCATCAACAATGCGGGCAGTGTCAACTTCGGCGGCACGATCTCGGGCACCACGCTGACCATCCTCACCGGCACCATCGTCGGCGGCTCGATCGCGCTCGGGCAGTTCGTCGAGGACCCGCGCGTCGTCAACGGCACGCAGATCGTGGCGGGCTCGGGCTTGAGTTGGACGGTGAACAACCCGCAGACGCTCGGCACCATGACAGCGACGGGCAACACGAGCGGATCATCGACCAGCGTGACGATTTCCGCGGTCTCGGGTGGTGTCATCAATCAGGGCGGCAACGGCGACGTCATCACCGGCAGCGGCATTCCGACGAACACCACGATCATCTCGCAAACCTCGGGTGCGCCAGGAGGCGCGGGTGTTTACGTGGTCTCGACGGCAGTCAACCTTGTCGGAGTGGCGCTGACGATCTACCCGGGCCTGATGGCGGCGACCGCGTCGTCGAACACGACCTCGATCAATGCCGATCAGGTGCCGCAGACCTCGGCCCCGAATATCCTCGTGAGCCACACATGACCGGCCCTCCCTATCCACATCCGAGTCCGGCACCGGGCACGACGGGAATCGGCCAGTTTCAGATCGGCGTCTCCCCGATCGGTGACGTTCCTACGTTCGATCCTTGGGTTACGCTGCTTTCGCAATACGCCAACTCGCCCGTCATCACCGCGATGATTCTCGAGTTCAACGCGGCGATGGACATGACCCAGAACTGCTCGAACTTCTACGATATGATGTGGAATATTCAGACAGCGCAGGGCTACGGCCTCGATGTGTGGGGCCGCATCGTCAACACGACGCGCATTCTGACAATCCCAGGCTCCGCGCAGTTCTTGGGCTTCGGAGAAGCGGGCGGAAGCTGGACCGGATTTGGCCAGGGCATCTGGGCCTCGCCCGGCGCTGGCCTCACGCAGAACTACCTGTTGGGCGATACCGACTTTCGGCGGCTGATCCTGGCGAAGGCTGCAACGAACATCACGGACGGCTCGATCCAATCGACCAATGCGATCCTGCTGGCGCTATTTCCTGGCAGGGGCAACGCTTGGGTGGCGGACGGGCTGAATATGCAACTGACCTATACGTTTGCATTCGCGCTGACGCCCGCCGAGTTCGCGATCGTGCAGACCCCTGGCATTTTGCCCGCTGCGACCGGCGTGATAGTAAACATCGCGCAAGTATGAGGGAGGATTATCGTGAGGCATCTCCGTGCGCTTCTTCTTGCGGTGCTCGCCGCTCTCGCTCCGATGCAGGCGCACGCGCTCTCGCGCGGATCACCGCCGAACAAGAACGGCGTGCCCTGGGGCAACAGCGCGGGCACGAGCTACATCCGCGTTATCCCAGTGCCTTCGCAGATCGGCATTCAGAACTGCGCGGCGAGCTATACCGATGGATTCCCCCCGCTGACCTTCCTGCCCGCAGGCGCGGGCGGCTGTCCGCCGTTCGGCCAGGACATGAACGGCATCCTCAATGCGAACGCGCTGGCGATCCAGTGGATGTTTGCAGGCGGCACGGTCAACTATGACGCTACCTTTCAAACCCAGATCGGCGGCTATCCGAAAGATGCGCTGGTTCAATCGAACATCCTGATCGGGCGCGTATGGCGATCGACTGCCGATAACAATCTGACGAACCCGGACGATCAAACCGGCGCGACGGTGAACTGGGACGTTCCCGTAGGCTCGATGCGCGCGGGCACGCTGATCGCGACTTATAACGGGGGGACCGCGATGATTGGCGCGGTCTATGCGAACGGCAGTACGGTCGGAGACGCGTCCTCGAACGCAACCACGCGAGCGAACTCCGATACTTATTGGCTGTTCTCGTATCTATGGAGCACTTGCGGCTCATGCGGCATCTTCACCTCGGCGGGCGGCGGTTCGACCAAGACAACGATCGCGGCTGACTGGGCTGCGCATAAGCAGATGGCAACGCCGGACTTGCGCGGTACGACTGTGATGGGAGCCGACAACTCTTCTACGCGGCTCACCGGCGTGCCTGTAGTCTCCGGCTCGGCAACAGCAACCGGCTCTATACTCGGTGAGAATCTGCACACTCTGACCTCACCCGCCGAGATCCCGGCGCACACGCACTCCCCCACGGTGAGCCAGGGCTGCTCGGCCTCGGACTCCGGGCATTCGCACTCGATCGGCTTTACCTTCGGCGGCACCGCAGTGGGCTCGCCCGGCGGCTCATTCGCGGCGGCCGGGTCCACTGGCACCACGACCAATAGCGCGAACATCACGTGCTCGACTGCAGTCGGTGTCACGATTGGCAGCACCGGCAGTAGTGGCGCGCATAACACGGTCCCACGCTCAACGATAATCTTCTGGTACCTGCAGCTATGAAAAAATCTTGCAAAAAAATCCTCGGTTTTGGCATTGCGCTGGCGCTGACGATTGCGCCCGCCTTCGCGCAACAGAGTGCGCCGAACTGGAGCTACGGCTACGTGCCGACTCCAGCCGAATGGAACTTCTGGTTCGCGAAGAAAACCGATTGGCCTGGGCAGCCCTCGTGCTTGGTCACCGGCTGCACGCTGACCGGCCCCGTCTTGACGACGCCTTCGGTCGCGGGCGCGGCGGGCTTGAACGTTCCCCCAGGCGTCGCCCCGACAGCGCCGAACGCGGGCGATATCTGGACCTCGACTGCCCCGCTCGGCATGTACGTGCGGCTCGGCACGACGAACTACAATCTCTTGAGCCCGGTGCATGCGCCGTTGGGGCGGATCACGCTGACCGCCAATACCCCGGTGATGACGGCAACCGCCTCGGCGCAAACGACACTGCGTTACGATTGCGCGACCAACGCGAGCGGCGGTAGCGGCGTCTGGTACTTCGACGGGGTAAATGATCAGATCGATTTTATCGCGGCTTGTGAGGTGACGGACGCGATGGTTTCGGCGGCGAGCGCGGGCCAAGTCGTCTCGGGTCAGATTTACGATCTATGGTGGGCGCACGGCGGGGCGAACCGCATCTGTCTCGCGATGAGCACTGCAGTTGGAGGCGGCGGCGGATGGGCGAGCGATGCGGGCGGATCGAGCACGTCACGCGGCACCGGCTACACGCAACTCGACTATGCGACGCGGGCCTACATCACGAACAAGAATGCGATCTCGAACTGCTTCAACGGAGCGGCCAACTACGGCACGCTGCTCGCCAATCAGGCGACCTATCTCGGCACGGTGCTGGCGAGCGCGAACGGGCAAGTCAGCTACATTTTCGGCGCGTCGGCTTCCGGTGGCACGGCGGGCGTATTCGGGGTTTGCAATCCGTTCAACCAAGTCTTGGTCACCTCGGCCGTCATCGACACCGGCGCGACCTACACCTACTCCTCGGCCACGATCCGGCAGAGCCGCGCGAGTGCGGGGATGCAGCACCAAGTCGTTAACTGCCTTGGTACGCAAGCCTACGACCTTGCCTACGCCTCGGGAATCACGACGACAGCCACGGCGGCTGCGCAGGGCAACAAGGGCATCGGGCTAAACTCGACGACGACCTACGCGAGCCAGCGCGCGGTGACGTGGAGCCAAGCGGCGGCGGCGATGCAAGGATCGCCGGTGGCGATTCTGCGTTCCATCCCAGGCTTCGGCCTGCAGACGTTTTCGGGCAACGAAGCCTCAGACGGTACAAATGCGCATACCTTCGACGCGCAATCGACCGACAACCTTTCGATCTCGTTCATGAACTAGGAGGGTGAACATATGATCGAGCTATTGATCCAGTTGGTCATCGTCCTATTGATCGCCGGGCTCGTGTGGTGGATCATCGAGCAACTGTTGCCGCTCGTCCCGATGCCCGGGCCGATTGCACGAGTGATTCGGGTTCTCGTGATCGCGATCATCGCGCTGATTGTGATCTATTACGCGCTGATCCCGCTGTTGCATGAAATCCCGCGCGTGCGGTGAAATAGCTCGGCAACAAAGCGTTGGTAGCCTCTCGATTCGGAGAGGCGACCATGAAAAACAAAATCATCGTTATTGCATTAGCGCTGCTCGCGCTCGCGCTGTTTACCTGGGCAGTATTTTCAAGTCCGATCAGGGGCAGGGAACGGGTACAAGACAAGCACCTCGTCATCGGTCGAGAGTTGGAGCGCTTCGAGGAGGCCTGGGGATAGATCGGCGGCGCGGCCGGTATCCTCATGCGGCCCCCAATCGGCGGGGCGGGCCAGGAGCGTCTTTCCGGTCTCCACTGCCCGCACGATCGCAACCAAGTTCTGGTCGGCCAGCATCTCTTTCGGCGTGATATCGTAATCCCATCTGCACGCGACATAGAACTTGTCCGGATCGAGCCGCCGCGCGAGCCCGGTGGTGCCCGGCGGTTGTTGGGGCAGGAACAGCCCGGGCGCGTCGTCGAGTTCGTAGATGAAGGCAAGTCCCTCGCTCGGAGAGACACCATCATCCTCCGGGCCGCCAAACCAACTGCACGGGCCGGAGAAGGCAGTGGTGAACTCGGGCTCCCGCCTGGGCGGCGGCACGATCTCGGGAGCGGTTTCGACATCGGGCAGCGCGATGGCAATCGCCTTACATATCTCATCGAAGTGCTGATGGTAGAGCGAGACATCGGCCTCGCTGTCCACGAAACAGATTTCAAGAAGCAGAGCCGGAGCGATAGTGTGATTCAGGAAGTAATAGTTTCCGAGCTTGCCGCCGCGATCCCTGAAGCCACCGGCATCCGCTATCGCACCGGACACCTTGCGCGCCAAATCTTCCTGGGTTTTGTAATAGACTTCGCAGCCCATCGGCTCACTGGTCGCATTGGAGCAGTTCAAATGTACTGACACGTCGAGCTTGTGCGGTAGCGAGGCGTTGTGAAAATCGACAATGCGGTTGAGATTCTCCTCCTGATTGTCCGAGACGTCATCATGAAAGGTGATGACTTTGGCGCCGAGCTTGCGTAGCTGCAACGCGACCTCCTCGACGATGCGCCGCGCCTCATTCACTTCGTCGAGTCCCCACGGCTTGGGACCTTCGGCACCGCGAATGTATTTTCCGTGGCCGCTCGAAATAACGACATCCACCATTGGATTACCTCTTGGGATTTTCCGCCTGCTCTATCAGCAATTTGACATAGTCGCACGTCTCGGTGACGGGAATGGCCTTGCCATCAGCAAGCCCGACCAGACAGTTCGCCTCCTTGGGGAAGTGCAGCGCGTCATGTGAGCGCACCGCAGGCGGATTGCGCGTGAATGTGATCTGGCCAGGAACCACGGAGACTTCAACCCCACCCGGCGCGTGGAGCACGATCAGAACCACGACGACTGGAGACCAGATCATCATACGGCCGAGCCTACACCCGAATCAGATAGAAGGCGCGGGTGCCTCTCTTGGGGCATGCTTCCCAGAACTCGGCCGTCTCATCAGCCCCCTCCATGGCGGCCGTTTTTTGGGGGCCAGTATGTGCGGCCGCTTCGCCGGAGGAAGTCCCCGACAGGCGGGTTAGGCCCGAAGGTCACATTTCCCAGTACACCCGCTTGGGGTGCTCGGGCGCGGTCTCGGGCAGTTCGGAGTTCCGCCACAGGGGCTCGGCCAGTTCCCAGATCAAGCCTGCGAGCCAGCCACAGAACAGCACGCACAGGATTGATGTACACACCTACCCTCCTCCTCGGAAAAAGCACCACGGGCCACGGCTGGCCCGGGACGGGGCATTCTAGCGGCAATCCCCGGCGACCGGGATGCCGATCGCCAGCCGGATGCAATCAGATGGCGGCGGGGCGATCCAGCGCGCCAGTATGACCACCCCGAACGCAAAGGCGAACAGGCCACAGATCACGACGAATGACTGGATAAGCTCCTTCATCGGACCCCCACGACGGCTGGAACCTCATGAACGTCCACGACCCGGGAGGACGGGCCGAACAGCCGCCACCGGGCCCGGGCCTCGATCCAGGCGTCATCCAGATTGAGCGCTTCCACGGTGAAGGTCCAACGGGTGGCGGGCGAGCCCGCGATGCGTTCGACGGTGGCCGCGTAGGTATTCCGGACTTCGGTCATAGGAGCTTTCTCGGTTCGTAATCGTGCATAATGGCCTCCATCGCCTCGATCTCGCGCTTGGCTTCCTTGTCCGCCATGCGACCCTGTACGACCCACCTCGGATAATGCTTTTTGCGCAATCCGAGTTCACGCATCGCACAGGCGTATTTTTCCTCCTTTGAGACCTCCCGCATTAGACTACCCCCGCCATGATGAGAATGGTGATGAGGCAGGCGACCAGCACGAAGAATGTCCCTATGCCGGGGAACGTCTTGTTCGCCATCACGGTCGAAGCCGCGATCCACACCCCAGCAACCGCTATCCCCGCTCCTATCGTCATCGCTTCATCCTTTTGGCAAATGGTCGAGACGGCCAGGAGCGCTTCCGCTTCGGCGGGGCTTCCCGCTTCTTCTTGATGCGCATGAGCGCGAGATCGGAGTGCTGACCGTGGTCACCCCGGACCCGCGTCTTGATGTCGTGCGAGCCCACATGCTGAGCGCCGTGCGGGCGGTAGAACAGGTAGCGGTGATCGTTGGCGTCGGGCTCGTAGATGGTGATCAGCCGACCCTTGACGAACTGCTCCGTCTTGTCGCGATTGCCGAGTGCCGGATCGTGGTCGAGGCGCAACTCCTCTACCCCGCAGTTGAGCGTGCCCGCGAGCATGCAAAGTTTCGTTTCAAGCAACACGCCGAGCCCGAGCTTGGAGCGGCGGTAGGCCCAATCGTCGATAACCTTGTCCGGCCATATCTCGCCCAACTGCGTGAGTACCACGTAGCAGCGGACACGAACCGGAATGTGCGGGCGGTACAGGCGGGTCATTCGTCGGCATCCATCTCGGCATAATCCAAATCGACGATGTCCCAATCCTGACAACAGGCGAACAGCGCGGCATCGTGCTCTTGATCGTGGTATTGATGGCGGTCCTGCAAGTTGCATTCGAATCGGTCGAGAAGTTCTGCCTGTTTCTCCGGGCCACCCTTCGCGCCATAGCGAGCGACGGTGTCACGCCACGTCTCGCCCTCTTGCCGCTCCATACTGATCGTCATCGATATCTTGCGCAGTCCAAGATCGAGATCATTGTCGAAAAGAGCAAACCACGCGGTGTAGTGGCTTTCGAGGGGCTTACCATTCTTCCTGTTTTCTTCCACGCTCTTATCGTAGGACTGCATGACTTTCGCTTCGTCCAGACCATGCAATTTAGCGACGCGCAGCGCAAAGTCGCGCCATGCCTCGCCCTCTTGCCGCTTGACATAGATGCTCAACATTTCTTCGCTCCCGAGCGTGTTCATTTCTTGCGCGCCTTCTTCTTCGGCTTGCGCTTCGGCGGCGCAAAGACCTCGACCTCGACCACCGCACGCGCGCGATCAAGCTCCTCCCGAATGATTTGGTCGATCCTGATCTGCTTCAGCTTCTCCTCGATGTTGCTAATGACATCCTGTCGAGCTAACTCGCGCATAGCGCGCTCCTCGCGGAGCTTGCGGACCTGTTCCTCCTTCGGACCACGCTTGTCAGTCATGGTGAACCTCCTCGCGGTGCAGGAATTCCTGGGCGGCGATCTTCCAGAATGGCCAGGAGCCCATCAGCAACTCCGCGACCTCGCGCAAATTGCCGACCGCATAGGCCCCGACCGTCGTTTTCGCCTTGGCCGCATTGGCGATGGCTCGCTCCATGTGTTCGATGCGCTCGCTGCCGCGCTGCTTGTCGAAGGCGCGATAGTCGGAGGCGATCGATTTCAGGATCAAAAGGAACGTCTGATCGTTGGTCGCGCCGGTGCGCATATCGCGGTGGCTTTCGATCATCGCCTCGACGGCTTCGAGCTTGTCCTGATAGGTGTAATTCATGATGCTGTCCTTCCTGCGTGCTTCACCAGTTGCCCCCGAGTAGTTCGCGACATCGACGCGACTAGATCGAGCACGGCCCACTTCGATTCCTGAAACATCTGCTTCTTCATCGCGGCCATCGATTGCGACATCGCGGTGTAGGCGCGGACCACGTTGTCGCGCACGACCAGCACCACATAGGGATCGAGGCGACGCAGCGTGGCCGCGAGCTTCTTCGCTTCCTGCGGCGACGACATCACGTAGTAGCTCTCATCGTAGTAGCCGCACTGCACGAGCGCCCAATGGCGCAGGTGGTCGGCCGTTGGAAACTGCGCGGCGTTCTCCTCGGATAGGTTCTTCCAGCCCTCGGTCACGGCCGCGAAGTAATGGTTGTGTGAGTTGCGATCGCGCTCCTCCACGACAGCCATGGGGTAGACTTCCCCCACGACGAACTCGCGATTGCAGTAGGCGTTGAAGGCGGGGTTCGGCTTGAACACCTCGCCATCCCACAACATGAACACGGTGCGCGGGCGGCGGCTCATTTGTTTTTCTCAGCATCAATGAGCTTTCCCTTCGGGAAAAAGCTTACTGGTTCATATTCGTTGAGACCATAGCGAGAAGCGAGCATCTGAACGCGGAGCCCGGTAAAAAGAGCATTAGCCATCTTAACTTTAGCGTTTACTTCATTGATCGTGCAGCGATGATGATCAAAATCATCCCATAGGATCGCTAACTTCAGGAGTACATCTTCGCTGTTTTGTATGAACGTCGTGAGCTTCTTTGACATTTGATCGCTTCCCTTATTTTCTCGATGATGGTTTCGCATTGGTCTAGTTTTCTGAGGCAACACCGAAGTTTGTTCCAGCATGAAAGGCAATACAGTGGATCGTGGCCACCTTTGGTGTTGGCGTAATATTCACACGCATCCGCAAAGACGTCGACAAAATCGCTTTCCCTCCTTCGCCTCGGCAATTCTGGATGATGGTGGTTGATTATCCCTGGGCCGCCCGGTCGTCCGCATCCGTCGCATTGGCGAAGTCTGCTTGATGGATAACGAATCTCGATCGGAGGCCCTATGGGATAGTAGTCTGCATTAAGCCAGTACCCGGGCTTGACGAAGCTATGCCCGATGACTGCGCCTATATCGTCGCGCAACCATCTTTCCCGGAGCGAGAACCATTTTTCACATTTTTGTTTCTTCCGCTCGATCAGACGTCGCGCGCCTCCATAGTAGGTCCAATGAAAGCGAGCTTCGGTGCGCGGGCGACGGCTCATAGATCGACCTGCGGGAGCGCGCTGATCGATCGACAAAATACGGCATCGAGCACTTTGCGATCGATGTCCTCGACGTGCTCGGTGCGGCCGGTCTTATCGATGTGGATCGCGATTTTCATGTTCGATCCGCCCTTGGAAGAGAGATAGCCTATGCGCTTGCCATCGAGCCTCACCTGCACGGCATAGCGATCGAAGCGATTGTCCGGCTCACGCACGAGCAGCACCGGCGTGCCAGGAAGCACGCCTTCGTTGTAGTTCGTTTCGCCGCAATGTCTCTGACCAACGATCGAATATCTCATTTGCGCGCCTCCATCATCTGATCGGCCAGGGCGTAGGCATGGAGGGCGATCCCCTTCTTGAAGTCGACCTTATGCGCGACGGCGAAATCGTCGAAGCCTTCCACCCACGCGCTGCTCGACATCAAAGCGATCAGCGCAACCATGGCGAACTGATCGCGTAAGTTCTCTTCACTCATCCCATCCTCCTGATTTTCTCGACAAGCTGGTGCAGTTCGAAGTCGAACACTTCGACAGCATTGGATAACGTCCGAATGTAGGTCTCGTCCCGCCGCACGGTGAACCTCGGCGTGATCGGGAAGCCGGTGTAGAACAGCATCACGTCCACGGCGACGAGATCGCCCACCCACATCGTGCCCTGGACCTGCGCGCGGTGCTCGGACGGCATGCCGGCCCCGCGTTCCAGCCGCTCGATGATCAGGTCCGGCTGCATGGTCTTGATTTCGAGGGCCTTGTCCTTGTCGACCAGCCCGTCCGGCGAGGACCCGACCCAGCGACCCGTGGGCAGCTTGCGACGGATGAAACTGATGCGGCGCATCGGGCTGAAGGTCCGAGTGGCATAGTGCTCGAAGGCCTCGTCCTCCATGGTTTTCCCGCGCTGCATCGCAGCGGTGACGATCTTTCCCTCGGCTGGGCGGCCGGTCAGGATTTCACCAGCGAGCGAACGCATGTACTTTGGACGCTGCACCGACTCCCCACCATCGACACCCTGCGCCAGGACGATATGGAAGTTTGAAGCAGTCGGGATGCCGAGCCGCAGATCGAACCACTCCTGGCTGCCCTGCGGAGCCGCGTCCCATTCGATGATCTCGATCTCGGGCCGAGCGTCAACCGGCTTCCCATTGTCGCTCTCGTCGAACGTTTGCGGAGTGCGCCGATCGTCGAACGTTTGCGGAGTGCGCCGACCTCTCATGTCCCCTCCTTCGCATGAGCGAGCTTGTAGTTGGCACACGATGTGAGCGTGGCTTCGAGCAGCGACGCGGGCAGGTCCTTCAGGTTCTTGATGCGGTACTTCTTGAGGACTTGGTCCTGGGTGACCCCGCAATCGGCAATGGCCTCAACGAGCTTCGCGAACCCTTCCGCGTCGATCGAGGGCTCGCGGTTGAAGGGAATGTCGCCTGGGAAATCCCCACCGACAGACCCTGGAGCCGGGCCGACACGCGCGCCATCACGATCTTGATCCATGGGAGCCTCACTGACGATATCGAGCAGCATGATGAGATTGTAGCGCTTGCCGTAGGATGCGCCGGAGCCGAAGCCCTGCTGGTTGTTCTTCTTGCCCGTGACATCCACCATTAGCGGGAAGCGCGAGACCATCGCGTGCCCACCGACGTGCGTGAGATAGCCGACGACGTCCGCCTTCACGCCATCGAGCGAGGGCTCGATGACGTTGTTGAAAGTGAAGCCGTTCTGCTTCAAGCGCGGCCGACAGACGCCCATCAGATTCGGGTAGGTCGAGTAGCTGGTTTTGAGCTTCTTATTACCCTTCGCCGTGAGGCCGTCGCCATGGTCGATGAAGCCATCGCGGGTGATGACCGGCAGAGAGGACTGCAACTCATTGAAGGCGCGCGTGAACGCCATGCGCGCCTCGTCCTTCGCGATCGAGCGCTGCATGTCGAGCAGCGCCCGCATCTTCTCGGGATCACACTTCGGGTTGATGCTCGCCCGAAAGATCACTTCTATCATCGACTTCGGCGGCGGCTGTGGCTTCGGCCGGAACGGCACGATCTCCGCACTCTTGCGAGACGTCGTCAGGGACTTTTTCGGCATGGAAACCTCCTGCTTCGCGCATGGCCAGATATTCGAGCCTAATATCGTCCAACAGCGCGCAGAACCGCTCGATGCCCATCGCGCGCATCATTGATTTGACGATCTCCTCGGCGGTGCCTTTCGGCACCACCATCATGAACGTGAGATGTTCTTTCTCTTCGGACATTCAGCGCACCCTCGACTTCGCACGCTTGCCGAACGTTGCGCCCTTGATCTGCACGGTCTTGTCCGAGGAGAACCCGACCGAACGGGCGTAGCCGTAGAGCGCCTGTTGCAACGCAGCCAAAGTCAGATACGGCCGCAGCTTCTCCAGATCGATCACCTTCGGGTCGGTCACTTCGTAGAAGTTTTCCTGCTCCCGGGTGCCGAGCGTGCCCGTCGAGGTGCGGGTGCGCATGCTCGCGGCGGGCGTGCGGAGCGTCTCGATGCGGGCTTCGACAGCCCGGGCACTGGTCACCTCCACCTCGACGTTGGCCTTTGCCTGGGCTTCTCTGGCCTCCTGGGCGGCCTTCTCGGCGGCAGCCCTGGTTGCCTCGGTTCGCGCGCGGGAGGCCTTTAGCTCGGCTTCCTTGCGCTCCTGCTCGGCCTTCGCGGCGGCGGCCTCGGCTTCCTCCTTCTTCTTCCGTGCCTCCTCCTCGACGAGCCGCGCCTTCTCCTTGATCTCGGCCTCGATCCGATCATCGTATTCGGTGATCAGCCGGTTGATACGATCGGCGTGCCCTTCCTTGTTCTTCTTGTCGCGCCGCGAGAGCAGATCGATCTTGGCGAAGAAGAACTGATCCGCTGCCTGCGCGCGTCGCATGTGCGGCATCTTCTCAAGCGCGTGGAGGCCGTCCGAGCGCTTGGCCTCATCGCGGAACCGCTTCACGAGGTTCATGCCGGTTGCCTTGGTGTCGGCGTCAATCACCTCGGTGAAAAGCTTGCCCTCGGCGTCGAGCTTCTCGACTTCCTCGGTGAGCCACGCATATTCGGCATCGAGCCGCTCGGACTCGATCGCGGCAAAATCGATGTTGGTGAGATTGTCGCCCATGCCGGGCGTTTCGTCAGTCACGATGTTGACTCCAAAAGTTTGATTGCCAGGATAATCGCGCAGATTGCGTCTCACTTCTTGCCCCCCTTCGGCTTGCGGGCGGGCTTGACCACCTTCTGGACCTTCTTGCTGTTGGCGGCCATCACGTCGAACTTCGGCTCCGGCTCCCCGATCCAATCCCCGAAGTCGAACGTGCGCTCGACGGGAGCCTGGGAATGCCAGGACGGCACCGGACCTGACTGCGAGCGCAGCTTCTTGTAGCCGGAATACGGCCCGGGCTTCTGCATGTCCGCCGTGGCGTTCCAAATGCGCAGGTAGCAGTGGTGCAGATCGTGATCTTTCACGGAGTCCTTGAAGTTGCCATAGGTGATGCCGAACAACTCGCGGCGCATCACGTCGGCAACGATCGCCTGCCCGATCCGGGCGCGGTAGAGGTAGTCCGCGAATTCGTCGCGTTCGACCTTCACGTCGCGACCGAATACCTTCTCGATGTCGCCTTCGCGGCGGGCGCGGACCAGCAACTGGTCGGGATCGGTGCAATCCTTGCGGACGATGGAGAAGAACGCGTCATTGAGGCAAATCCACATGAGATAGAACCCTTTCAGTGAGTGAGAAGAACAAGAACCCCGATGCCCAGGGCGAGTGAGAGTAGGTAGAGCATTCCGAACCGAACTTCGGTCATTAGCCTCCTTTGGATTGGCACACCGACAGCCGGTGGCGAACCGGGTAGCCCCGGCGATCGTCCTCTTGCTGCAGGCGCTGGGTGATGAGGCGGATCGCCGCCTCGGCATGGGGACGGGTCTTGAACACGAACCCGTCGTAGTAGCTGTCCGACCATGACACGCCATTGCCATAGACGGTCAGGAAGTAGTTGCCGCCATCGGCGTGCTCCATCTTGATGCGGAACTCGGGCGGCGGATCCTCCCGGAAGTTCATGGTGACTTTGACTTCGAGCTTCATAGGGCGACTCCCCCGAACATGAGCGAACCGAAATCCAGATGCGCCGCGTGCAGCGCCACCGACAGCGCGAGCTTCAGCCCGAACCGCCGAACGAAATAGAACAACATCACTTCCCCCAGATGCGAATGAGAGTGTCGGAAAGGTTCTCGCCCGGCTTCGCCAGCGTTTGCAGTTGATCGAGACCGCAGCGGGAAATGCCAATGTCGATCTTGCCATCGGGGCGATTCAGAGCGACGCCACCGAATAGCCTCGAAGCTGGCTTGAGGCGGACCACCAAATTGAACGCGTGGGCGGAAAGCGTGAGGCGGTAGAGACTTGGCTTTGCGAGCTTCATTTTAGACCCCTAACGGCGGGGCCTCGATTCGCCCCCGGCGCACCACAAGCTATGAGGGATGATTGTCCCCGAGACAAGTTCTATTTCAGCGGGTGAGAAAAAATGTTTGGAGGCGTGGCCGACACCCCCTTGTGCGGCGCGGGATACCGATGATATGAGTTCCAAATGTTCGAAATCCTCATCCGCCAGAATCTCAACGCGCTGGTCGCGGCCTACCGGAAGGCCACGGGCAAGAGTCTTACGTCCATCTCCAAGGAGTTCTATGGACGCGGCGATTTCTTGCGCGAGTTTCAGGCGGGCCGCCACACCATTAGCGTCGATCGCCTGGGCGCGATGATCCGGCAGTTTGAGGAGCGCTGGCCGGACGGCGAGAAGATGCCCGTGCTGCGCCCGATCTTCATGGTCCGCCGGAAATAACCGGAGCTACCCTCCTACGCCTAATAGGCCTGGGGAAAACTATCCCCTAGCCCCACTTATCCTATGTTATTTTTACACGGGGAAAAGTGCCGGTACCACTTCCGGGAATCAGAGCGGCGTGCAAGGAAGCGGCCATGATGCAACCCACCGACAATCCCCTGGACGAAATCGAGGAGATCGAATTGGTCCCCTTGGCGCTCCCGCTTGACCCGGCTACGGTCGAGTGGCTGCGCAAAATATCGAAAGGCAACGATATTGAGGCAGCGGAGATCGTCGCCTCCATCATCCGCGCGATCCGGGAGGACGATGAGGAAACCCAAACCACTCTGCATTGAGGAGCGATCATGGCGCGAAAGAAAACCACCGAGGAAACCGAGCAGCCGCAAGAGACAGTAGTAAAGCTGATCTCGGCACCGAAGTTGAAGTCCATTCTGTCCAGCACACAGAAGGCCAAGGAAGATATCGCGGAGATAACCGGACCCCTGGGCGAGGAAATCAAGAGCGCGATCGAGAAGCACCACCTGCACCGCAAGGCCTTCAACGCGATCAAGTCGATCTACAATGCGCCCCCGGAGAAGCTGCGGGAGTTCAAGGACCACTTCGACTACTACTGGGAGGCCTCGGGCCTCGAAAAGAAAGCCAACTCGGCACCGCGTCTCCCGATGGGGGCCGAGGAAGATGAAAGCAACGTCACGCAACTGCATGGCTGAACCGGACAGCGCGGTCATCCGTGTTGTCCTGATCGGAGAGCCGAAGGGCAAGGATCGGCCGCGCTTCCGGATCGTCAAGCCGAAGTGCAAGCAATGCGCTGGCAGAGGCTGCTATAATTGCAGGGGTACCGGGCGAGGCCCGGAGTTCGTCAGCGTCTACACCACCAAAGAAACCCAGCAATACGAGGCCGCGCTGAAGCTCGCGGCCAACGTCGCCATGCGGCGGCGAGCGCCGCTCGAAGGCCCGCTGCGCTGCATCGCTACCGCGATCATCGAAGTGCCGCAGTCTTGGTCGGGCAAGAAAAAGAGGGATGCGCTGCACGGCATGATCCGGCCGACAGTTGCGCCCGACTGGGACAACTACGCGAAAATCCTCGACGCCTTCAACGGCACGGTCTGGATCGACGACAAGCAAGTCGTCGAGGGAGGCGTAATGAAGTGGTACGGCACCACCCCGCGCTTCGAGATCGAGGTAGCGGAAATCAAGCCCTTGGGGCTCTTTTCCACGGAACACACAAGCCTCGCAGAGCGGCTGGACTGTCCTCCCGCGACGCGGTAAGCCGAATCTTGGGGCTACCCCGATTCGGGGAAGATCGTCTCTTCATGAAGCACGCGCCGAACATCGCATTCGACGGATTGCCCCTGCGCCATTTCGGCGCGATCGTCGCTGATCCACCCTGGAATTGGAAAAGCTATCGCGATGATATCGGCAGTAGATCGGCCGCACGGCATTATTCCGTGATGCAGCTTTCCGAGATCAAGATTTTGCCAGTGGCAAGCCTGACAGCGCCGACCGGCTGCCATCTGTTTCTCTGGACCACGGGTCCTCACCTCCAGCAAGCCTTTGAAGTGATCAATGCCTGGGGCTTCAAGTACTCGTCCGTCGCGTTCACGTGGCTGAAGCTCAAGCGCAGGTTCGAGAAGCCGCAACTGCGCTTCGTGTCCGACCTGACCCACGATTTCCACTTCGGTCTCGGCAAGACAACCCGCAAGAACATGGAGTTCTGCCTGCTCGCCCGGCGCGGCAACGCCCGTCGACTCGCGACCGATGTGCGCGAGCTAATCATCGCGCCAGTGCGCGAGCACAGCCGCAAGCCAGATGAAGCCATGGAGCGGATCGAGCGCTATAGCGTCGGGCCCTACCTCGAATTGTTCGCGCGCACCGAGCGGCCCGGCTGGACATCCTGGGGAAACGAGAGGGAGAAGTTCAATGCTTAAGAAAACCAATAGTAAGCTAGTGGACAAAGACGCCATTGAGATCGGTAAATGGTACTCCAAGATTGGAGTAGTTGAGAATGTTAAAGCCGCAATCGAGTGCGGGACTAGATTAAAGTTGAAGAAGGATGTGCTTGATCACGGCGAATGGCTGCCATGGTTAGAGGTTAATGCTGACGTATTAGGTTTTGGCGAACGCACTGCGCGACTATTGATGTCGGCGGCAAAACGGAAGTTAACTGCCGATTTGGGCGAAGAAGAAGCTCGCCACATCCTCCGCGAGATTTGGGGGAATAAAGATGGCCAACTGATCCAACAGCATCTTTCCAACGAACACTACACCCCAAAGCAATATCTCGATGCAGCGCGCAAGGTGTTGGGAGGCATCGATCTCGATCCGGCATCCTGTGCTGAAGCGAATGCCATAGTAGGCGCGAAGAAGTTCTACACCGCCGATGATGATGGCTTGACGAAAACATGGTCCGGCCGTGTCTGGTTGAACCCGCCCTATGGCCGCAACGCTGGCGATTTCATCGCGAAGTTTATCAGCGACCACACAGCCAAACGGATCAAGTGCGGCATCATTCTGGTCAACGCGCATTGTACCGATACGGATTGGTTTCAGCCGCTATGGGATGGCGTGCTCTGTTTCACCAATCACCGCATTAACTTCTACGGCGATGACGAGCGCAGCGGGTCAACGCATGGATCGGTATTCACCTATTTCGGTGAGGAGAGGGCTCTTTTTGCGGAGACGTTTCCGCAGTTCGGCCCAGTGGTTCGGAGATACGCATAAATGCCGATTGACCGTCCCCAAAAATATCTGGAGGGCATCTGGGATTGGGGTTTCCTCAATGAAGTCTGTTTTCCGGGCACATCACCGAATTATGGCATCAGTGATCTTGATGGGTTTTCGGATTACGAGGGCATCGAGCCGAAGCAGGGCTACAACCACAGACGAGGTCATCATCTGTTGATTGAAGCCAAGGATGTGAATGTCAGGATTAAGAAGGGCCAACTGATCTATCACGCCGATCTCACCAAGATCGGATTCTCGATAATTTATTTGTGGGGAAAAGCAAACACCTTCCCCATTCGCAAATTGCAGTGGTGGAGAGAATTCAGAGAAAATCCCAACGAGCCACGCCAAGAAGTCAGCAAAGATCGACTTATAGAGCTGGTCTGCAAGTGGTTTCAACATGCGGATCGCTATCCCATTAGCCCCCCGCCTGAAGCGGCATTTTATACCAGCAAAGAGGGAGATTTTTGATGCCGAACGGGACGAGCGAGACGCCAATCTGCGACCTGATCGAGCGTTTAGTGTTGTCACGCGTGACAGGCGTGACTGTCACGCGTGACAGCGTGACAGAAGCCCTCGCGGCAGCCCGTCCCGTCGAGCTTGCACTTCAAAAAAACCCAATGAGTACAATGGAAAAAAGGGAAAAGGACCGTGTGCGGCAGGCCGCGTGGCGGGCTCGGACGTCACGCGATGTCACACGTGACAAGCGTGACAAGCGTGAATCTGCTCTTACTTACTTAGATAGTAGTTATAATACTGAATTCTCTCAGAAAAAAGGAAGTAAGAAAGTAAGTAAGGTGTCGAATGTCACGCCTGTCACGCGTGACAAGCCGATGCGCAACAAGGGACATGAGTTGCCGGTTGACTGGAAGCCAACCGAGAAGCACTACGCGAAGGGCGAGACGCTCGGATTCCACCGAGGGCAGATCGACTGGTTCGCGGAACGGATGCGCAACTGGGCAGAAGCAAACAAGCACAGGGCGGTCGCACGGAAATCAAACTGGGATGCTGCGTTTAGCAATTGGATCGCGGACAAGGCTGGCCGCGATCAGCCGAGAGGAGGGGTCAATGGACAAGCTACCGGACATCAGCAAAGTTTCCCGCTTGCAAGACTCGCAATGCACCTCAAGCGACGCCAACAAGCTGGCGAGGGTTAGGAAGGCTGGCATTAGGCCGCCGGTCGTCAATACCGAGGCCGATCTGATCATTCCGAAGTCGGCCTGGAGCACGTGGAAGGAAACCGGCAAGCCGCGCAAGCTGCGGCGCGGGTTGACGAAGGATGAACGCGACGCGCTTGTCCGACGTAGGAACGAACTGCAGCCGTGGGTGGTTGGCTTCCACGAATCGGAAAGGGATGCGGTCGCGTTTGCGCTCTCCGAAATGCTGATGATGTTTCCCGGCTACTCGATGCAAAGGGGTGACGAAGGCGCGGTGGCGCATGTCGATCTGCTGATGGGCAAGGTCGCGGATTCCCCAGCATGGGCGATCATCAAGGCGTGCGAGAAGATCGGGACGCACGGCTATACCAAAACGACGGGCATCGGTGAGTACCACACCGAGCGGCACTGGCCGCCATCGGGACCCGAACTGTTCATCGTCGTTGAGGAATGCACCAAGATGTATAGGGACCAGTTCGATAGCGCGACGCGGCTACTCGAAGCGGAGGTGGGAGAATGATGGGGTTTTTAGATTGGGACAATCTGCCATCGCTGATGCGGGACATGATCCTCGAAAACGATCCCTTCATGAAATTATTAGGAGACGTCGGGCCGGACTATCCCGAGGTTGAGGAGGGGCGGAATCGTTTCCTCAAATACGATGCAAGCTGGATGAGCGACTTTATTGAGCAGGCAGGGAGCAAAAACGAACGGCGAGCCTTGATTGCAATTCAATCCGTCTGCCTAAACTTGACGGAGAGCAGGCACATTCCGGACTGGAAGGGGATTTACCTCGCTTCGGTAGGGGGAGTCGTACAAGAAGCACACGAGAAAATGCGAAAGGATTGGGACTATGACCAACATCCTGAACTACGTTGACGTGACGCCGCTGTTTGCGCCGTTCCATTGCCCGAACCAGCGCCTCGAACTGCCAGGGATGGAAAGCGAGGTGGTGGTTTCCCAGATCGAATTCGACAAGCTTTGCAAGATGCTCGTACGGTGCTCGATCCATTTGGTGGCGCTGGTACGACCGGACTCGTCGCTGATCGCCTGCAACGCAATGCGATCCTAATCGAACTCAACTCTAGTTATGCCGAGATGGCCGAACGACGCTTAGTGATGGATGCCGGTCTGTTTGCTCAAATGGAATAGGAGAATTTGGTCAAGTCATGAAGCATGGCAACGCAGGAGAGTACGATCGCGTGCGGCGGCACGCCTCGATCAAGAAGCAAATGGACCGTGAGCGCGAGCGCGGCTTCGAGGAGGAGCCGCGCGACACCGACCGGGTGCAGGCGGCGCTCGATGACTTCAACGCACGCATGGCTGTGCTGGAGGAGGCCGAGATCAGGGCGAAGGCCGAACGTCTGAAGCACGCGTTCGAGTTCACGATGCGTGCCAACGAAGCGGTGCTAATCCGGGAGTGGCAGGCCGCCGGTGTCGAGTGCCTGTGGAAGGATCAGCGCGGCGTGCCGACGATGTCCTACTCGCTGGCCAAGATGTTCGGCTGGACGATCCGCGAAAAGAACGGCACCCGCACGTTGGTGAAGCCCCCGCCCCCGAGGAAGCCGGAGCGCCGCGAAGCGCCCCAGGAGCCCGAGGACTCGATCAAGGACACGTTCTGATGGCGAAGCAACCGGACGCACAATGGCCGACCACGAAAAAGGATTGGTGGCCGCTCAACAAGATCAAGCCATACGAGAAGAACCCGCGCACACATCCGAAGGACCAGATCGCGCTACTTGCCACGATGATGAAAAAGTTCGGCGTCGACCAGCCAATCGTCGTCGACGAGAAGGGCGTGATCATCAAGGGGCACGGACGGCTGCAGGCGGCATACGAGGCGGGCTTCACGAGCTTTCCGGTGGTAGTGCATCGCGGACTGTCGGCCGCCAACAAGCAGGCGATGCGGATCGCGGACAATCAGGTCGCGCTGCTGTCGGGCTGGGATGACAACTTGCTGCGCACCGAGATGACGACGCTATCAAGCGCCGGGTTCGACATGGCGCTGACGGGCTTTGACGGCAAGACGGTGGACCGCCTCATTGGCACCTTCGCCACCCCGACCAAGGACCCAGACGATCGGCCGCCGCTGCCGAAGAAAACCTACGTCAAGAAGGGCGACCTATTCATCCTGGGGGAGCACAAGATTCTTTGCGGTGATGCCACCGACAAGCAAGCATGGGGCCAATTGATGGGGGATCGGTGGGCCTCGATGGTTTTTACCGATCCGCCATACGGCGTGAGTTATCTCGATGATGCGATCAAGGGCGATAGCAAGCGGCGGGACGAACTGTTCGGGATGTTGGTGAAGGCGTTCAAGGAGATGGTGCAGCGGGCTACTGAGACGGCCGCATATTACATTTGGCACGCTTCTAGCACGCGGCGGGACTTCGAGCAGGCCATGCAAGCGGCGGGTCTGATGGAGCGCCAGTACCTGATCTGGGCGAAGCCGAGCCCGGTGCTCGGGCACGCCGACTATCAATGGGCGCACGAGCCCTGCTTTTACGCGAGCGATGCAAGGTACGCGCCAACCTTCTACGGCGATCGGGCCGAACAGACCGTTTGGCGGATCGAGGCGGTGCGAAGCAAGACTGAGGCCAGCACGGTCTTAGGATCGGGGGTGCTCGTGCTGTCGGGGACCGGCATGCAGCTCTGGGTCCAGCCGAAGGCACCGAAGGGCAAGAAGGTCAGGGAAGTACGGTTGACCCAAAAACTCGAGAAACTCGTACTGACGGACGGCACCGGGACGGGCACGGTCTGGGAGGTGAGCCGGGACCAGGGCACGATCCACCCGACGCAGAAGCCGGTGGCGCTGGCGACCAGGGCGATCGAGAACTCCAGCCGACCGGGGGATATCGTGGCGGACGGGTTCTCGGGGAGCGGGACCACGCTGATCGCCTGCGAACTGACGGGGCGGCGGGCCAGGGTTATGGAACTGGACCCGATCTACGTCCAGGCGGCGGTTGAGAGGTGGGAACAGTTTACCGGCGGCAAGGCGGTCAAGCCCCAGGTCGAGCAGCCCAAGAAAAAGGCCCCGCGCCGCGCCGCGCGAGGCCGTACAGAAGCCGGGGCGAAGGGCCGCCCCAACGGCAGGGGTCAGGACAGACCGACCCCACGGGCCGCCCAAACGGCGCAGAGCCGCTCGACGGTATCCGACAGCGACTCGCCCTCGAACTGAAGCTTGACCAGCCGGGCGACCAGGGCGTCGTCGAGTTCGACCCCCCGGTTCCCATTCGATAGCCGGGTGGAGATATCCCGCCACTCGGCCCCAGGGGTGCATTGCGCCCGGACGGCTTGACTGGCGCGCTCGGTGAGTTCCACGAACATGAGACCCCCCTATGCCGCCCAATAGCGGGTTTCGCGGCCGATCTTCTCGGTGCGGAGCTTGATGCCCAGGGACCGCGCCTGCTGGGGCATCGACACGGCTGGCCAATCACAGGCCTCCATGACGTCCTTCGCAGTGCAACCGTTCTTCCGGGCGAGCAGCTTCGCGATGATCTCCAGCTTGGAGCCGGGCTTCGGGGCACCGCCGTTCTTCTTGGCGGCGGCTTTCTTCTTCGGGGTTTTGGCTTCGGGCAAGGCATCCTCCTTTTTGATGTGGTCGGCGTTTTCATGGTGGTAGGCCCCGCACTGGTCGCACCACGGCATCGCGGGATCGGCCGGGGTTTCGTTGTCTGTTTCCATAGGCAGCCTCCTCATTCAAGTTTGAAAACCCGGGGGCCGGAGCCCCCGGGGCAGGACAGTGGGGTTAGAGAGTATCGATCGCGGCGAGGAGCATGCGGTAGTGCTCGATCGCACCGAGTAGCGCCTCCTGACGATCCATCGGCACGGCGACGACGCCGGAACGATTGGTGACGTACTGGTTCGTTGAGGTGACGGTGGCCTCATCGACGGCGACCGGATAAACGGAGCCATCGGGCTGAAATTGCGCGCCGAGCCAGTAGAGCTTCCAGACGTAAACAACGCCCTTTTTCTCTTCCTTGATCATCGCGGCTTCGAGCCGGACGATGTGCCCGAGCAGAACTTCGCGGACCTCTTTGATCGCACAGCGATCCATGGGCTTCCTCCTTAAAAGGGTTGGCGAGAAGCTTGCTCGATGCAGTGACGCCGGAATGTCACTTCTGGGCACTAACCGTTTTAAGGGCGGACACCTGCAAGCCTCTCTGACGCCTCAAGCCCGGTAAGCTTTCGCTGCCGGGCGTAGGTGGCAATCAGAAAAAACAATCCATGAGCCAGTTGAGGAAGCGGTTGATCATGCGGCCACCGCCTCGAAGTGCTTGATACATTCAGGGCCGAATCCGGACTCGATCGACTCGGGATGGGTGAGGCGGATGCCGCAGCGCCCGCAGCGTCCCTCATGCCAGACCTCAAGGGTCTTCGGGATCGAGCCATTCTCGATCGCCTGCCAAGCCCAGGCGAACGCGGCGGCAGAGCGAGCATCGGGCGCGACCTTGGCCTTTTGACCGCCATGCTTGAACACCTGCGCGCCGTCGAGCGCACCGGCGACCGCAGGCTTTACGAAACCGAAGTAGAGGTAGTTCTTGTCCGCACCGGACAGCACCTTGACGAACCGGAAGCCATTGTCGGTCTCGCCTTCCTTCAGCTTCGGCGCACGCACCGAGAAGGTGAAGTGCGAGCCGGAGGACTTGGACTTGAGGGTGAGGTAGGCATTGCCAGCAAGTGCGAACTTGCGAACCTGGGCGGGGTCAGTGAGAAGGCGCGGGTGAAACTCTTTCGACATTCTGTTCTCCTATCGGCGGGGGATGAGCGTCCCCCGGCGCAGGAGTTGTGTGCCATGGTTAACGGCGGGTTGAAAGAAAAAAGCGTTGTAATCATGTTGCTATTTTCGAGGGCAAAAAAAGCCCGGCAGCGCGGAGCCGCCACCGGGCAAGGATTCGGGAGGTAGGGGGACAGTCAGACGTTCGCTCTCCCCCAGAGCGGCCATAGATTAGCGACGTAGCGAAACCAAGGCAGGACTGGGCACCGCGAGCACGCCCGGCTGCTCGGACACGCGGCACAAGGCATCGGCCCAGTTCGCCAGGGCTTCCGCGAGCGCGGCGCGGCCAGCTTCCGTAATGACAGTCTCACAGCCGACCCCATCGGCGCACGCCCGGGTACAGAGGAACCGCCGCGCAATCAAGGAGGCGACCAGCCGCCGCCGCGATGCCATATCGGCCCGCGCGCCGAGCGTGGCGTCCTTGGTCGGGGAGTGGAGGGCGACGGGGCGACCGTCGAGATGTTCAATGAGGAGATCACGGGCGAGAATGCACACCAAGGGGTCTGTCGACATTATAGCCTCCGGGCTGGATTCATAGGCTTACCCCCAAGGATTTGGATTGTCCACTAGCTATCGGGGATGATAATCCCTATCGTAGGCAAAGAGGAATCTACCATGAAGCGCTACCAGGGCGATTTCAAACAGCATCAACAGAACATGCGCTCTGGAAGCTGCAAGTGGCTGCAATCGTACACCGATGATCTAAACGACGATCTCAAAGGGGAATCCATGAAACAAGGCGTCAAATCCACCGAACGAAAAAGCGTCTTCACGATCTGCTCGATGAACATTGAGGGCGCGACCCGCAGGGCCATGCGGGCGACTTGCGTCAACTGCGGGCATACGCAGAACACGGTCGCCAACGCGCAGCACTACAACGACTCGGGCTCAGATGAGCGCGAGGACCGGCGCATCGGTCGGAAGTTCATCAAGGAAGGCTGGGAAGTCGATCTCTTCGGCGGCAAACACATTTGCCCAGGCTGCAGGAGCCCGCAGGCGATTAAGCAACAGACACTAGAAAAGGAGCACGAGATGGAGGCCACGGTGGTAGCGATGCCGGTGCGCGGGATGAGCCGCGAGGATAAGCGGATCGTTTTTCAGAAGATCAGCGAAGTCTACGTCGGGGAGCAAGCCGGCTATCAGCCTCCGTGGACGGACGAGCTTGTCGCGCGCGACCTCGGCGTGCCTCGCGCCTGGGTGGCAGAGATCAGGGAGGAGATGTTCGGACCCCTGGCCTCGAACAGCGACATTGACGATGCGGTCAAGGCGGCGCAGACCCTCACCAACGAGATGGTTGCGATCCGCGAGCGATCCGAGGAATTGGGGCGGCAGGCTGAGACCATGCTCAAGCGGCTCGGCAGCATCGTGAAAAACCTGGGAGCGAATTGATGGGCTTCGATCGCGCCACGGGACTGTTCAACTCGCCCATGATGGGCGAGTCGATGCGCATCAGCGGCGACGACATGGTCTGCGGAGCGGGCCATCCTGCTAGAAAAAAGAAAGGAGGGGACCATGATCGACGACAGTGACATCCTGATCCTGCGCTACCTGCGCGCGGCGAACCGCCCGATCTTCGGCGGCCATCTTTCGCGCAACGAGCCGCTGACCGACACGCGGTTGCTCCGCATGATCGAGAACGGCTGGGTCACTGCCGATGGCGAAGGGATCGGCTATTCGATCACCGATGCCGGGCGTGAGGCGTTGAAGCAGGCGGGCAAATGAACAAAACGAGGAAAGCGAATGGATATGCTTTGCATCGCCATTGGACTGCTCATGCTTTGCATCACCGCCGCTGACGTCATCATCGGCATCGTCTACGGAGAGGACGAATGGACCCACAGGCCGCACTGACCAGACTGATCGAGAGCGCACTCGAAAGCGACGATCCCAATCTATCCGACACCGCACACGGTCTCATCAGTTGGCACGCCAGAGGCGGTTTTCTGCCGGACCTCAAGCTGGCACTCGATCGAGCCGTGGAGAAGGGACTGCACAAATGAACGATGACTTCGAGGATGCCAAGGCTTTCATCCACGGAGTTATCTGGGGCATCGCGGTGTCGGCGCTGCTGTGCGCTGTCGTGGCGATCAAGGTGATAACGGATTTCCCGCAATGAAGCATAACAACGAAGGAAGCATCAACGTGAAGATTGGCGAAGCGACCGGCAACGGCGGCCGGGCGGCTGAATCGTGCGACATCGACGTCGAAAGGATGATCCGCGATCTGCGCGCGATGATGGGGCATCGGCGGCTGCAGGGGAAGATCGATGAGCAGCGCAATGCCGACATGCGCCACCTCGTCGCGCTGCTGTCACAGCTTTATTGTCTGTGCAGAGGAAAGACTGATTTCATCAGCGCTGACAGCCCGCTGATGAAGTCGATCGCGATTGCCCTCGAACAGCAAGGGAGGTTCTGGAGATGAGCGATATGCCGGGCAACGGATTTTTATGGAGGGAGAGATGACGAGCAGTCAACCAGGGCACTAACGATTGACATGGAGGGAGAGATGATCCTGTTTTTAGCACCCGAAGGACCGAAGATGTCCTACGACAACGGCATGCTCGTGATGGAGGATTTGAACCCCGAGCAGAAGATGACGTGGCGCATGAGCCGGGGCGACATGGTCCGCCTCGCCCTGAAATGTTTGCGCTGCGCGATCACAAGGGGTAATCAGGGACAACCACCCCTGCCGAGGGAAGCCAGTCATGATTGAGCTTGAGGAGATCGATCTCGCCGCGCACAGCCCCGCGAGCGCGAACAAGACCAGGGCAGGCCGCAAGCATATGGCACGCGCCATCGAGAGATGGAAGGCGATGCCGAAATGGAGGCGGCAGTTGCGCGTCATTGAGGGCAAAAATAGAAAGAAGCGGGGCCAATGATTGATCTCGACGAAATCGACCTCTCAGCGCACCACGATCACGAGAGCAAGCGCCCGAGCGCGAAGCGAATCAGGCAGGCCAAGAAGATGATCCCGCTATCGCGAGCGACATGGGAAAGGATGCCGCACTGGAAACGGCAATTGCGCGTGATCGAGGCAGCCAAGAAGCGCAAGAACCGGCGACTGTGTACAGCTTGTGAGGGGTAATACTATCCGGGTAAAATAGAGAGAATGAGGGAGATTCGCAGAATGGGTAGCCGAATGGGCAGACCGAAGGGCGCAAAGAACCTTTCCACCCGCGCCAGGGAGGAAAAGCAGAAGGCTGACATAGCAGCCGCGCTGAAGAAGGCCAGAGCGGCTGGCCGGGCCGATCCGCGGAGCGCGATGGACGAAATCTATAAGGCCCTGGCGCTTTCGGAAGCAGTCACGTCGAGGCTGCGGCCGCGTGCGATCGAGCAGGACATGCACGGCAACCTGACGATTATCGGCGGGGACATCGATCGGTTCGGGGATTGGTTCGATCGCTGGAAGGGCTGCATCGATTCGCTGGCGAAATACCAATTGGCACCGATCAAGGCCATGGATGCACCGACTCCGCCGCCGACCCCAGAGGATATCGAGAAGGGCTCGAAGGTGGTGTTCGGGCTGCGCGTCTTCGAGGGCGGCCGTCCGGTCACGCCGCTCGGCCAGGACGAGTCCGAGGACGATGACGATTAAGGGAGGCTGCATCCATGAGTGAGATCGAGCAAGCCTACGAACGCGGCCGTAGAGACATGGCACAGGAAGTGTTCGCTCTGGCTGAGGAGACCCGGGATAAGTTCCACGGCAAGGATGCGGACTTCGATCGCGGCCGTATGGTCGAGGCCAAGTCGATCGCAAAAGCCATCGGCGCAATCCTGCCGCCCAAGGAGGACGAGTGAAATGACCGAACCGAGACGTGAGGACATCAACTGCACGGCGGAACTGATCGAGACGGCCGACCTTGTTATGATCCAGCACGGCGACAAGAGGGGCGCGTTTGACCGCCAGATTCAGGCGTTGATCGCGACTGCGCTGCGGCACTATGCCGATCGAGATGCGCGGGAAGATGACGCTTGGGACACGCAGGAGCGTAATAACTGATGAATCCCGACCGGGCTATTCGCAATCTTTCGATCGCCATTGTCTGCCTGGGCATCTCACAGTTTATGATTGTGGTGGCTGTCCTGCTCCACATTTGGAAGTGACAATGAAGATGGAAGGCGCAATCACCCTATGATGACAGACGCAGAGATGGTGCGCTGGCTGGAGCTTTCGCCGGAGGAAGGCCGCAAGCTCGTCGAGGAGGAGTTGACGCCGGAAAAGCGGGTGCTGCTCGATCGATTGAAAAAGATGACAGATGAGCGGGAGATCGTAATGACACGAGGGTGCGTGCGTGCGATGGGCATCATGAGTGCGGCCGACTTTCATCGCATCTGCGGGGAGGCTGAGTGAATGTCCACCCGACCAAATGGGTAGAGTTTCAGCGACCGTCGCTCTACCGCAAACAATTCAAAGCGATCTACGATCCACACCGTTACTCGCTGATCGAGGCATCGACTAAATCCGGTAAGACATCGGGCTGCATTGCGTGGCTGGTCGAGCAGGCGCTCGCCGGTCATGACGGCATGAACTATTGGTGGGTGGCCCCGGTAAGCGATCAATCGCTGATTGCCTTTCGCCGCATGCGCCGCTCGATCGGGCCGAAGAATCACACCGCGAACATTTCGCTCAAGACCATCACGCTGCTCAACGGCGCGGTGGTCTGGTTCAAGTCGGGCGACAAGCCCGACAGCCTCTACGGCGAGGACGTCTATGCGTGCGTGCTCGATGAAGCGAGCCGCATGAAAGAGGAAAGCTACATCGCGGTTCGGACCACGCTGACCTACACGCGCGGCCCGGTGCGCATCATCGGAAATGTCAGAGGGCGCAAGAACTGGTTCTACCAGATGGCCCGGCGCGCGGAGCGCGAGACCAAGCTGGGGATCGAGCCGCGCGAGTTGAGCTACCACAAGATCGTGGCGGGCGACGCGGTCAAGGCGGGCGTGCTTGAGGAAAAGGAGATCGAGGAAGCCAGGGGGCAGATGCCGGAGTCGTGGTTTCGCGAATTGTACTATGCGGAGGCCAGCGACGACGGCGGCAATCCATTTGGGCAACAGCACATCGACGCCTGCACGCTACCGAACCTGGGCGGGGGCGTCTGCTCGAACAAGCCGCCGCGTGCTTGGGGCTGGGACTTCGCCAAGAAGCGGGACTTCTGCGTCGGGATCGGACTCGATGAGGACGGCGCGGTCTGCCGCTTCATCCGGTACCAGGGGGTGCCATGGGGCGAGGTGATCAACCGCGTGGTGGCAGAGACCGGCTACACCCCGGCGCTGGGCGACTCTACTGGCGTCGGGGACCCGGTGGTCGAGGATATCCAGCGAAGGCTCTCAGGAGCCGTTCCGGAGCCCGGTGAGGGGACTTTCCAGGGCTACAACTTCACCAACGCCAGCAAGCAGAAACTCATGGAGGGCCTCGCTGTGGCCATCCAGACCCGAACCTGCTGGTTTCCTGCGGGCGTCATCAAGGACGAGCTTGAGCAGTTCGAGTACACGATCTCGAAGGTGGGGGTAGTCAAGTACAGCGCGCCGGAGGGCTACCACGACGACTGCGTGATGGCGCTGGCGCTGGCGCGGATGTGCTTCGCGATGGTGCCCGGGCAAGTCCGGGTATCTCAGGACCTCATCCGGCAGGTCCGGCAGATGCCCAGGCGGCGACGGATCGGGGGCTGATTCTGGGTTTGTTCTTACGTGGAGATAAATGGTCGGATTTCGAGCTATTTTTCTCCATGCATCAAAAAGGGAGTACCAAGGATGAACGAAGCCTTTGCGATGTGGATGCTGATGCTCGTGTTCCCGGGCTCGAACTATGCGGTCTACAACTTCCACGACGAGCCAAGCTGCGAGATCGTCCGCAAGCAAGTCGTTGAAAAGATTAAGAACGTGGAGGCCGCCTGCATGTTCGTCCCCGCGCTTGATGCGCAGATTGCGGGCAGGCAGCGGCAGGCCGACCACGACCACCCGCACCCGGATCAGCACTGATGCAGCAATGGACCCAGACCACGACCACCTACTGGGACACAAACGCGATTGAGTGGTGGACCCCAGCGCCCGAGCCACCGCGATGGGAGCTTGACGACAAGGGCAAGAAGCGGAGCGCGATGTGGTTGTTCTGGGTTTTGCCCCAGCGTAGTCTCCGGGCCGATCGGCGGACGGCAGGGCGAGTCGATGTCGTCGTTTTTATCGATCGACATAAACGACTCGCCCGATCCCGAACCAAACGGCATGCATTTGGACATTCGCCGCGAAAGGGAAGCGCATGAGAATGCAGGGGATGATTATCCCAGCGGCCATAATCCTGACGTTGTTTGGGGCGGCCATGCCCGTAGCGGGAGCAGAGGAGAAGCGGGGCGGGGGCTTCGATTATTTCGGAGCTTGGCACGCAGATGTCGATCAAAGTCACGTCCAGCAACCGGCGGCGACGGCTGGAGCACGCAACCGCCACCATTATCCACGAGCTAAACGGCATGTCCGCTGCAGCCCTGACGCACAGGGCGAGATGCATTGCAGACAATGAGATGCGGCTGCGTTTCGAACTGCAGTGGCAGCGCGAGATAGCCGCCCTGAAGGAAGGTTCACATGAAGGCCACGAAAGCAGCTAACAAGCCGTCAAAGAAGCATGCTACAGCTTCGGCATCAAAGGCGAGTTCGGCATCGGGCTCGGCATCGGGCTCCGTCGACGTTGACATCGATATTTCAACACCACTCTCAAAGGAGGCACGAAGAATGGCACAGCAAGTCACCATCATCGGCAAAATGACGAAGGCGGACGGCACGACCGAATCCGTACAGATTGACGGCATCGCCGCATTGCAGGTTGATCCGGGGTATGGAATCCCCGCCCCGCCCTATCCGGGACAGCCGCCGGTGCAGCCGCCCGGCATCTGGGGACCGCCCGGACCCTGGCCGACCCCGCCGATCTTTCTGCCGCCCGGTGGCGGCGGAATGCCTCCGGGTGTGGTCACACCACCGATCTACTATCCGCCGGAGGTGTCGCATCCGATCGTGCTGCCCGAGCCGCCGGAGATTCCGGAAATCCCGGAACGCCCGCCGATCACGCCGCCCGGTGGCATCCTCGGTGAGGGCTGGCAGTGGTACTACACGCAGATGTTCGGCTGGATACTCGTCTATCGCCCGCCCGGTGGCGGTGGCAAGCCGCAGCCGCCGCTTGGCAACGCGCCGATTGCGACCCCGCACAAGTAGCGTGATAGGCGCGGCGGCATCGGATGTGCTACCCCGATGCAAGCCGCGCCACCCCAGGGGAGCCGACGCGCCACGTCGGCTCCTTTGCGTTTCGGGGATGATAATCCCGCAAAGATACACAGATGACATCTAAGTGTGCCAGTGTGGCACAAAAGCACTAGCAATCATCCGCGAACCCTGAGATGTACACGGCGTCACTTCAACCGACGACTTAGGGGTTTTCATCATGAAGCGGACTTTGATGGCTGCCATCACCCTGATGGCGGTATCGCCTGCATGCGCGGGCGACAAGACTAACGCCACTGCGATCTCAGGATCGCAATCCAACTCAGCCTCTCTCTCAGCCTCGAAGGCCAGCGCCACCGCGATCGGCAACAGGAACTCGGCCAACGCGCAGGGCGGCACCGGCGTCGGCGTCGGCACCGGCGGGAACGTCAATATCGCTGGCGCACCCGCGCAGACCGCGCAGACCATCACGCAACAGGGCTCCACCTCAGTCACCACCGTTCCAAGCGTGTTCGCGCCAGGATTGGCGGCGGCGGGCATCGAAAGCTGCCTGGGTTCGGTCTCGGGCGGCGGCTCTTGGCTGGGAACCGGCATTACGCTCGGTGGTTCGATCCCGGACTTGGACTGCACCCGCAGGCTCGATGCCAGGACGCTCTGGAGTTTCGGGCTGCGCGAACAGGCGGTGGCCCGCATGTGTGACAGCCCGGCGAACCGGCGCGTCATGCCCGACATTTGCGCCCGCTTCGGCTACGCAGTCGAAGTCGCGCCAGGACCGGCGTCCTTCTTCGCTCCAGCACCGGCAGTGTATGCTCCGGAGGCAGGGCAGGTCCCGAACAGCGACCATTACTCGGGCTCGCTTCAGCAGGGCGCTTACTACAGCGACCCGTCCACCTATCGCGGCGGGCCGATCATGCTCACTGACGGCAGGACCGGACAGGAGCGCCTCTGCAATAATTACGATCTGAAGCACACCAAGTGCCGCGCCTGGGATGGCGTGCAGATCGCGCACAGTTCTCCGCGACCGAAGCAAATGGCCGCGAAGAAGTCCGCCCCGATCAGGACGGACGGTAACCCGGCCGTGGCATCCGCCCCGGTCAACTGAAACCTTACCAAACGAGGATGATACTCACATGAAGAAGCTTTTGATCTCTGCGTCGCTGGCGGCTGCTTTGGCTCTGATCTCTGCCCCGGCGATGTCCCAGACCGCCATCACGGCATCCGGCTCCGGCCAGATCACGTCGAGCGCCTCGGGCGTCGTCACCCACGGCTTGGCGGTTGGCGTCGCAGCGGGTAATCAGGTGAACACCGGGCAGGCTGCTGGTGTGGCAGTCAACACTCCGGCGGGGAGCTTGACGGCTGCGATCTCGCAGAACCAGAGCCTGGGCAACTCCAGCACCTTCACGGCTGGCGCGCTGGGTGGCAGCGCAGCGGCTGCGAACACTGGTTTCAACCTGGGCGCGGCTGGCTCGGTCGCGAACACTCACTAGAGTTGGCTTGGGAGCCGGATGACGTTCGCGTGATCCGGTAAATCAAGTACAAGTCGGCCCGCCTCTGTCCCCAAAGGAAGCGGGCCGATCTGCTTTTTACGGGTCAAGTCATTTTTCAAGTTTCAAGTTAGCCTACTGCCGCAAGGGCTCCGTGTCCTGAAACGAGCCGATTCCGCGATTTGGCAAAAGTCGATTTGGTATGATGCGCGCGTCAATAACAGTGGGTAGCACCATGACGCACGAACTCGACATTCCCGACTTCCTCAAAGCCACGCCGGAGAACACGGCCGCCGCGCGCAAAGCGTGGAAGGCCAAGAAGTCGGGCAAGAAGAAGGCGATCAAGCGGCGGCCGTTTCATCTGCCCAAGACCATGGAGCCTGCAGGACTAGCGCTTTTGAAGCAGATCGAGGCCGACAAGGCGGCCAAGCGCGAGGCACGCTTCGCCATGCTAAAGTCACGCAACCGCCGTTAGACTTCATGGCCCGCGCGTGATAGACGTCCCCTCCGTCGCCAGGGCTCCACGCTCGAAGCGGCTTCATGAGAGACCCCAGGCCCTCCGGGTGTGATGCCCCTATCCGGAGGGCCGTCTTGTGTCCGCATTCGCGATCTGCGATCTTGAAAAAGAATCAAGACGTGGGGAATCAAAGATGGCGAACGGTTGGGGTGGACACCGCAACGGCTCCGGGCGCAAGCGCACGCGCTCCAATGTGATTCCCTTCAAAGCCAAGCCGAAGCTGATCGAGGCCACGGCGATCGAGCGGCCCCGCCCGATGTTCTCCGACGAATCGGTGCGGCTGATCATTGAAGCGATGAGCGAGCAGCAAGGGCGGGCGCGCAACCGGCCCCGCACGCCCGATTGGAATCCGTACATCATCCGCCAGCATCTCTTCGGTGCATCTGCGAATCACATCGCGAGGCACAAGCCACAGATGGCAATGGATGCGAACCCGGCGCTGGCGGACGCCAACGCGGTCGCGGTGCAGGCGTGGCAGACCGGCGGGCTCGCGGGCAATGACGCGGCCGAAGGGCTGCTGTTCCTGGGCTACCCGTTCCTTTCCGAGATGGCGCAACGTGCGGAGTTTCGGCTGTTCGGGGAGATCATGTCAGAGGAGATGACCCGCAAATTCATCGACTTCAAAGGGACTGACGACGAATCCACAAAGGATGAGAAAAAAGACAAGGACAAGGGTCGCGAGGATGATGATGAGCGCGATCAAGACGACATGGCCGGTGATGAGGCCCCGCAACCGCTGTTCGGGGAGGACCCCCTCAAGCAGGAGGGAGCCGACCCGCTTGGACAGAAGCGCGATGACCCCGAGACCGACAAGGATGAAAAAGAGGCCCGATCCGACGATCGCAATAAGGAGATCGAACGCAAGATCGTCGAGCTTCGCGAGTTCGCTGACGACATCAAGCTGCGTCAGGTTTTCAAGATGCTGGCGCAACACGACAGCCAGTTCGGGATCGGTCATCTCTTCCTCGACTTGAAGGGCGCGAACCTCGACGATCCGCGCGACCCCGAGAACCGGATGGACATTGGTGACGGCCGCAATGACGTCTCGAAGTCCAAGCTATCACGGAACTGCTTGAAGGGGCTGCGCACGATCGAGCCGGTGTGGTGCTATCCGACGCTCTACAACGCGACCAATCCGCTGCACCCGTCATGGTACGATCCCCAGGTCTGGTACGTGATGGGAAGCGAGATTCACAAGTCGCGACTGATCCCGCTGATCGGCCGCCCGGTGCCCGACATCCTGAAGCCCGCCTATGCATTCGGTGGATTGCCGATGACGCAGATGGCGCAGCCCTACGTCGATATCTGGCTGCGCACCCGGCAGAGCGTCGCGGAGATCATCCACGCCTTCTCGGTAATGGTGCTGCAAACCAACATGGGCACCACGGTGCAGCCGGGCGGATCGAGCGGCGGCGCGGGCGACGTCGTGGCGCGGATGATGTTGATGAACGCGCTGCGCGACAACCAGGGCATGATGATCATCGACAAGAGCACCGAGGACTTCAAGAACATCTCGGCTCCGCTCGGCACGCTCGATCAACTGCAGGCGCAAAGCCAAGAGCACATGTACAGTGTGGCGCGTATCCCGGCGGTAAAATGGACCGGGATTCAACCCCAAGGTCTCAACGCCACGAGCGAAGGCGAAATGCGCGCCTTCAACGATACCATCCACGGCTATCAAGAGCAGCTATTCAGGACGGCGCTCAACACCATCGTCGACATCATGATGATCTCGCTGTGGGGCAAGCGGGACCCAGACATCACGTTCGATTTCGCGGCGCTGCACGAGTTGACCGAAAAGGAGCAGGCCGAAGTCGAGAAGATGAAAGCCGAGACCGCGCAAATCCGCGTCGACTCGGGGATCGTCAGCCAGGAGGAGATCAGGGGCGTCTTGGTCGCGGACCCGGATTCGGATTTCCACGGGTTGGACCCGGAGGACACCCCAGACCTGCTGGGAGAGGAGGAACAAGGCCTCATCCCCCCAGGCGCAGGGAAGGCCGAACAGGGCATCCTGGGCGCGGGGGGTGCAGGTGGACCGCCCCAGCCCGGAAAGCCCCCAGGCGGGCCGCCCCAGGGCGGCAAGGGGCCTTTCAACGCGCCTGCCAAGCCCAAGCGGGCACCAGCATTCGGCAAGGACGAAGCCCTGGGCCTTGGAACCGCGTTCCAAGACGCCGAGGGCAAGGACAAGCTCGGCTACTTCGAAGGCCTGGGCAAATTGGAGGTGATCCCGGACAAGGACCAATGGCACGCGGAATACATCAGCGACTCTGACACAATCGAGGTGCAGCGAAAGCTGACGTTCGACCCAGCACAAGAGATCGTCCGGACCTTGCTGCACGAGGCCGGTCACCGGGGCCAGATGCGGGAGGACAAGGCGGCCTTCCGGAGGTTCAAGAAGGCCAAGCTCGATACCACAGAGCACTTCGTGGCGCTGGCGAACAACGTCCACCTCGCGGACTTCCGCTGCACCGGGCACATCGAGGACAAGTCGGGCGAGATTTTCTCGGAGAGCTATGCGCACTGGTGTCTCGACATGCCAATGCCGGAGAAGCTGCAGCGGTTCTGGGACCGCGAGGGCGGTGATCCGATGGCGATGGATGCCGAGTGGGATGAGAGCAAGCATCCGCGCGATAAGAGCGGCAAGTTCGGCTCCGGCGGCGGGGGTGGGGCAAAAAAAGCTGAAGGCGCGGGAGCCGCCAAGCCAAAAGCCTCCCACCACGGCGGGCCGAACGCGAGCCCGCAGAAGCCGTTCGCTCCGCTGCACCCGTCGAGCCTGACGAAGGTCTCGGGCAAGATGGGATCGAACGAGGGGGGCGTCTACAAGGACAAGGGCGGGCAGGAATACTACGTCAAGCAACCGAAGTCGGCGGCACACGTCACCAACGAGAACACCGCTGCGCGGCTCTACCAACTCACGGGCGCGCATACGCTCGAATACATGGATGCCGGGCCGAAACACGTCGCGACGAAGCTGGAGAAGCTCGTCGCGAACAACGTCAGCCAAATGACGTCCGAGGAGAAAAAGACCGCGCAAAAGGACTTCATGACGCACGCATGGCTGGGCAATTGGGATGCGGCTGGGATGGGCGGCGACAATCAGGGTGTCCTCAACGGCAAAGTCACGACGCTCGATGTCGGCGGATCGCTGCTGTTCCGGGCACAGGGCGAACCGAAGGGCGACAAGTGGGGACCGAAGGTTAGCGAGACGCTCACGCTGCTCGACTCTGGCATGAACCCGGACACGGCGGCGCTGTTCGGCGGCATGACGAAGGATGAGAAGATCGCCAGCGCCAAGCAAGTCACGGAAATTCCGAACAACGCGATCCGCGAGGTGGTCGCTGCGGGCGGGATGGATGAGGAGATGGCGAACACGCTGATCGCGCGCAAGAACGATATCGCGGCGCAAGTCGGCCTGACACCTGCGGGCGACACCAATCCTGAGTGGGAAGCGCTGCACCCGCGCGGTCCTGGCGGCAAGTTCGTGGCCAAGCCGGGCGGCGAGGAGCCTGCCGGATTGGGCGGCAACGAGCCGAGCCCGACCCCGCAGTTCAAAACTAAGAAGGAATTGGTCGGGCATCTGCTCTCGAACCCCGATGGCGTGACGATGGCCGAGGTGCTCAAGCAGACCGGCTGGCCGTCCGTCTCGATGAATGCCCAGGCGGCTGCGATGGGAATGAAACTCGAGAAAAAGAAGGTCGGCGGCGAGGTGAAGTACTTCGGCACGCCGATGACGGACGCCGAGAAGGCCGATCTCAAGAACAAAGCAAAAGCGAAGCTGGCGAAATCAGCCGCGCCCATTGCGCCCGCGCCGCCACCGAAGCCTGCAGCAAGCGAGTTTCCGACCCCGAGCCCGGAGGAGGCGACAAAAGCCAAGAAGGGCACGCCACTCAAGATGGCCTACATCCCCGAGCCGAAGCCATTGGTCAAAGCCAATTTCGACATCGCTGAGAAGATCATCAAAGGCTTCAATGATAAGTGGGCGGGCAAAGAACTGACTGATCCGAAGGAGATCGCGCAGAAGGTTTTTCATTTCAAGCAGATCGCGGGCGCAATCAACGATATCGGGGCGCAGGAGCAAAAGGATAAGCAGGCCAAGCAGGCGGTCGAGCAGAAAAAGGCCGCCGAGGAACTCAAGAAAACGCAGGCATCGCAGAAGGGCCAACTCGATGCCTACATGAAGGAACTGGGCATCACCGCGAGCGAGGCACAGGGCTTCCTCGCGCTCGCCAATATGCACGCGGGATCGAAGGGCGATCTGGTCAAGAAGTTTCAGAGCTACAAGGATCAGGCGGGAAACCTCGGGCTGCCGATCTCGGGATTCCAGTACGCACTCTTGCAGGACTACATCGACGGCGGCTACGGCACGATCAACAAGGCGCTACGTGAGGGCGTGATCAGCCAGGAACAGCACGTCTACACCAAGATGATGAACAAGGCGCTCGATGCCTTCCCGAAGTTCGAAGGCATGCTGTCACGCGGCACGCATCTCTCCAACCAAGACATCGCGCGCTACAAGCCGGGCCATGTCATCACGCACCATTCGTTCACCTCGGCTGGCGAAGGCTTCAGTTTCGGCGGCAACGTCCACTACAAGATCAAGGCGATCGGCAAGCGCGGCGCGAACGTGCAGGCGGTCAACCCGCACGAGAAGGAAATCATCTTCAAGGCCAACACGCAGTTCTTGGTCAAGAGCGTCGAGACCAAGGGCGGCAAGACCACCATCGAGCTAGAGGAGATGGAGGACTATGGCTAAACGACCCCCGAACCGCAGCATGGAAACCGACGATGTGCCGCTCGGGATGTTCGGCGGCGAACTCGACAGCGTACCGCTTGCGGAGTTTGAAAATCGCCGCCGCGAGCGCAATGACTACGAAAAGCACTGGGACGAAGTGATGCGGCTGCTCGAACGCACCGGCGAGGACCAGCCAACTGAAGTCGACCTCGACGCGATGAGCCCCGAGGAGTTGGAAGATTTAATAGCAGGGCTGGACGAAAAGCCGGGCAAGGGATAAAAGTCCCCGCCGCACGAGGCCAGGGGAATGCACATGACAGCAGAACAGGCAGAGTGGCTGCGAGAGCACCGCGCCGAAGGCTATCGCGTGTGCGGGCAGCCACCCGCCGATGGGCATCACCGCTTCGTTAAGGTCGGGATGCTCTATCCGGACGGCAGCTTCGAGCGCAAGCAGAGCGCACACTGGCGCTACACCAAGGCGATCGAGGGCATGTTTGAGTGCGGGGTTTTGACGGAAGTTTAAACAAAAGGGAGAGAGACAAATGCGGAAGATGCTCGCACTCTATGCCACGTTGCTGGCAGGCACTCACATGGTCAGCGACTACATCAAGCCGTTCCAGATGGAAGGCGATTTTGATGAGCCGATCGTGGTCCCGATCCAATGGGGCGGCTACGGCTACGGGGGTCCTTACTACTACGGCCCCAATCCGTACTATCAACGCCGAGGCGATGGCTTTAGCTACAATCGACGAGGTTATGAGACTCCCTTCTCTGGCGAGATGGGAGAAGGAGGCATGCGACAGATGCAACGCTGGCGCTACCAAAACCAATACTATGGTGGTCGCTATGGCTATGGCGGTGGATGGAACTGGTAGCGGTATCAACGAGGGAAGCAATGCTGAATACGGTGATCCGGCTCGCCATCGGGCCGAAGGACAAGGCGATGTGGGGTTCACACGACATGTTGCACGATGTGATCTGGCGCATCCAGAAGCCGGTCCTGCGGGTGACGGAGCTACGCGCGGTCAATGACACTGCCGGTCCCGCATGGTGCTCGATCCTGCGCAACACCGAGACCCACATCTGCGAAATCCTGGCCGATCGCGGGGTGCGCTGGGCGTACCGGAAAAAGACCGGCAACGATCCGCTGCCCGAGATTGTGGGCGACATCAAAGCTTGGTCGGCGTTCACCGACCACGACATCGATGCCTACTGGGGACTGAAGGCATGGCCAGCGGTGTAGGGGTTAGCCCATGAAGCGGCCGAAAACCCTGCGCGCGATCCAGCCGAACGCGGGCATCGCGGCGGCATACGAGGGCAAGCTGCGGCGTGCGATCGAGGCGATGATCAAATCTTATTCATGGTGGGTGACGGCAGCCTACCGCGCGAATCCACCCGCCACCATGGCCATGGACTCGTTCCGCGATCTGGAGAAGGCGCTGCGCCAGCTTGGCATCGCCTGGGAAAAGAAGTTCGACCGGATGGCAAAGGAGATGGGCGAATACTTCGCGATCGCGCTTGCCAAGCGGGACAAGCAACAAATCCATGCCATCATGAAAAAGGCCGGGTGGACGGTCCCCTACAAGAAAACCCGGGCGATGAACGAAGTGATGACCGCGATCACCGCCGAGAATGTCGCGCTAATCAAAACCATCCCGAAACAATTTCACGGCAAGATCGAGCCGATGGTGATGGCCTCGGTTGCGGCCGGGCGTGACATCGGCACGCTGCGCAAGCAACTCCAGAGCACTTTCAAGGTCACGCGGACGCGAGCCACGCTGATCGCGCGCGACCAGAACAACAAGGCGACAAACCAGCTTGCGCGCGTGCGCTACATGGGGATGGACCTCAAGCAAGCGGTATGGATGCACTCCCACGCGGGAAAAACGCCCCGCAAGAGCCACCTCGCAAACCACGGAAAAACCTTTAATCTTGATACCGGATGGTTTGATCCGGATGAGCGGAAATGGATATTGCCGGGGTTTTTGATAAATTGCCGCTGCACGATGCGGCCAGTGGTGGCGGCGTTTACATGACGTGGACGCGCGAGCGCAAAGAGGCAATGAGGCAACGCTACCTCGGGCGCAAGATGTCGGATGAAGCGCGGCGCAACATGGCCGAAGCGCACACCGGCAAGCGGCATTCCGAGGAGACCAAAGCCAAGATCGGCGCGGCGCGGCGCGAGGCCTACCGGCTCAAGGCGCTGGAGCAGATACGGCGGATGGAGCAGATCGCGGATGAACCGCCCGGCTGGCGCTCGCGCGAGATCAGGCAGCAACGATCATGATCGTGACACATCCGCGCTATTGGTGGGGAATCCGCCACATCCGCTATTTCCACCTGCTCTATCTTGTGAATCGGCACTACGACCAGTGGATGGAACTCGGCGTTCTGCCTGTTCACGCCGATCGCGACTACGAACACCTCGATGCGATCTGGCGGGGAGAGGCGTGATGGATGAGTTCGCGGCCGTTTTCTATTTCATCATCGCCACGGTGGCCGACTCGCCATTGCAGCCAACGCAGATCGGGCCGTTGACGCAGGTTGGCTGCGCCGAGCTACAGGCAAACATGCCGAAGTCGGTCCCGGGAATCTGCAAGCGAGTGGTGGGAATGAAGTCATGTAACGATCCGGATAAGCCGTGGATGGGCTACGCATGTCCGGTATTTGAAGGGGAGACCAAGTCAACGAGTGGAGGCAACAATGCGAAGAAACAAAGCAAGGGGAAGTGAAACTCCGAACGGAGGGCGTCAGATATCGGTGAAGTTCGAACCCGACGATTTCGAGGAGATCGCGGAGATCGCGGATATCAGTCAGGTGCCGTTTGGCGCGCTGATCCGGATCTGGGCATTGCAGGCGCGCGATTCGTGGAAGCGGGAAAATTGGCAGCACGGCAAGCTGACCAGCGAAGCATTCCATGCTAATAAAATCGAGCAGGTGCGTGGTAGGGCTGCGGGCTCATAACCCTCGGCCGGACGTTCAAATCGATCCACCTGCTGTTCATGGTAGGCAGAACCAATGGCGGCGGCCGTGCCGTTATCCTCCTGGCGGCACGGCCAGCCGGGATAAGGAGATCGTGATGCCAGACGAACCGCAGGGAATGGTGGTGCTGCCCGAGACGCAACCCGCGCCCGCGCCCAACAAGCCGCCAATCGATCCGCCGCCAATCGACCCGCCGCCAATCGACCCGCCCGGACCTGTCGATCCGGTTGAGGAGATCACCTACGTCGGACCCCAGATACCACCACCGAACGATGCGCAATATGCGTGGCTGGCACAGAACCCGCAATTCATGCGCATCTCGCATGCGCTTAGCACTTTCACCGCGCGCGGCACGCTCGATACGGGCGGCAACTTCACGCCCGAGGGACCGGGCACGCCGGTGCTGGACAGCATGGATGGCAGTTTTGGAGTCGGAATCCCGAGGTAGCCAACGGGTAACCCGGCCAGCCTCCCGTCCGTAAGCTACCCGGGGTGGGCCTCCCGTCGCCCCAACGGCGGGAGGCTTTTTTGCGACTCGCAAGGGCGCGTGATACAGAGCGCGCATGATCCCGCAGCTATCCACCGTTCCGAATGCAGGACTCCCGGCGGGCTACCGCAAGAAAACGCCCAACGGCAACGCGCGCATGGGCGCGGGGATCATGTTCACGAACGACGAAGGCAAGGCGCTGTTCGTTCGCCGCAGCAAGGAGGCAAGCGATCACCAGGGTGAGTGGGCTTTTCCTGGCGGTCACGTCGAGGAAGATGAGGAGCCCGCAGATGCAGCTCGTCGAGAGGCCATGGAGGAGGTTGGTCATATCGAGGGGTGGGACCTTGCGCCGATCCACCGCGAGACCTCGAATGAGGATCACGTGGATTTCACGACATTCGGTCAGCCTGTCTCAATGGAGTTTAAGCCCCGCCTCAATCATGAACACGATGCCCATGAATGGTGCGATCCTGCTCATCCTCCTGAGCCTTTGCACCCCGGCGTTGCTTCTTTGCTTGCTCGCTTTTTCAAGGAGGAAGCCCGAGAACCAGAGCACGCGGGAGACCAAAGAATGAAGGCGGCCAAGAAGGACGTCGCCTACACCGACTACGCCTCGGACCAATCCGAGCGCTGCGGCATCTGCCGCGCCTTCAATGAGGACAAGTGCAAGAAGGTGGCGGGCGTCATCGAATCGTCCGGGTGGTGCAAGCTGTTCTCTCACGTCCCGATCGGCGCGACTGATTCGCAGTTGGTCCTGGCGCTAGATGCCACGGTGCGGAGTTTCGACACGGACGGCCGGATGCGGGTGAGCCGGACCAACATCTCGAAGGCGACCGTCAATCCGTACCGGGGCGAGGAAATCCCGACCTGGGAGGCGCTCGGCCTGATCCCCGACAAGGTCTATCAGATGTATCGCCCGGCGCATGAACTGGCGCTCGGCGCAAAAACGTTCAACAGCGTGCAACTGCTGAAAAAGCACACGCCAGTGGACATCGAAGATCACAAGATGTGGGACATCGTAGGCACCACCGGGAGCGACGCGGAGTTCGACGGGACCTACCTGACTAATTCGCTTTCGGTGTGGGCGAAGGAAGCGATTGACTTCATCGAGTCCGGGGCACAGCGGGAGTTGAGCTGCGGCTATCACTATGTCCCGGTAATGACACCCGGCATCTTTGATGGTAAGCCTTACGACGGTGTCATGACCCAGATCGAGGGAAATCATGTCGCTCTCGTTGAGGAAGGCAGGGCGGGGCACGACTGTGTCGTCGGAGACTCGGCCCTCTCTCAGAGGGACAGCAAGATGACCAAGCCAACTCGCCTCGAACATGCAGTCCTAACGCGCACTGCATCTGCGATCAATCCGCTTCTTGCCAAGGACGCCAAGGTCAACTACGCCCCGCTGTTCAAAGGGCTCACCACCAAGAATTTCAAGGAACGCAGGCCCGCCATCGTCGAGGGCATGCGCAAGCTGATCAAGGGCAAGACGATTGCCCAGGACGCCTCGATCGAGCATCTGGCGCATATGCTGGATCACTTCGAGCACGCACCCGCGATTGCGGACGAATCGGTGTCCGGTTCGCAGCACCGCGCCATGGAGGCGGCGGCGCACGGCCACTCGACGCTCGGCATCCCGAAAAATGTGGGTGAGGAGTTCTCGAAGGCCGACAAGGGAAAGACGTTCGGGGACATGATTCGCGACTGGGCGGCCGCGAAGGACTGGAATGCCGGAATGTCCGATGACGACTTCTCGGCTTTGGACAAGATGCACTCCGACTGCAAGGATGGAGCCATGGGCGGACGCGACAAAGAAGAGACCCCCGAGGAATTCGAGAAGGCCGAGCACGAGATCGGTGGAGGCGAGGATCGCCGCGCTGATGACCGGCGAGGAGGCCGCGACCGGCGAGGCCACGATCGCCGCGCCGATGATGAGGAGGAGGAAGGCGGCGAGGAATTTGGCAAGTTTCATGAGAAGGAAGGCGAGGACGAATGGGAGGACAAGGAGGACGAGGGCGAGGATCAACTCGAAAACCTCGGCTCCGCTGCCCGCGACCGTCGCGCCGACGACCGGCGAGCGGATGATCGTCGCGATGCGCGCGATCGCCGCGATGGCTATGATCGCAAGGGCGGCCGTGACAAGAAGGGCGCGAAGGATGCCGCGCTGACCCAGGATTCGGTCAACAAAATGATCGAGGATGCCAGGATGCAGGAGCGCAGGCGGGCCAAGAACGCCAACGCCGCGCGCGAGTTCATTCGGCCCTATGTCGGTGCCGTCTCGATGGCGCTCGATTCCGCGGAGCAGGTCTTGCGGGCTGGCGCGAAGGCGCTGGAGATCGAGAATGCCGACAAGCTGCACCCGGACGCGCTCAAGCCGCTGATCAAGATGACCGGCGACATGCGGATGCGGCGCGTGGAGTATAATGGCGGCGAACTGGCGATGGACACCGATATGAAGGATGACGGTATCGCCAAGTTCAACAATATGTTCGGGGCAGACCGCATCAAGACGGTCTGAGACGTCGCGGTAACCGAGAACACGGCAGAGGAGAATCGAGATGCCCGGCGGATTCCAGACGCAAGTCTACAATCAGGAAGCCCAGGCCGTAGCAGGCGACCGCGCTTCGCAGAACCCGATCGCGACGCTCGATGCAGGGCCCGGCGGACTGATCGCTGATCCCGGTGGCATCATCATCGGTAACTTCGCCTGGACCACGCCCCCGACTGATCCAGACGGCTCGAACAGCTACGCGACCCAGGTCAACGGCGCGGGCAATGTTGCTGGCCTTGCCTACAATTGGACGCAAGGGCTCAACACGGTGTTCTTGTCGGACGCCTCGATGCTGATCCCGCAGGGCTTGCCCGTGGCGCTGGCGGTGCAAGGTGATTTCTGGGTGGTGAACAACGGCTCTACGTTCGCTGCCCCAGGACAGAAGGCGTTCGCGGCCTTCGGCACCGGCGCAGTGTCGTTCGGCGCGGCGGGCTCGGTCACGGTGACCTCGGCGGCGTCGGGCTCCTCGATCGCGGCCTCGACCTTCTCGGCTACGGGCTCGATCCAGAATGACATCATGACGATCACGGTAGTCGGCGCTGGCACGCTGGTTCGTGGTGCGACGATCTCCGGCACCGGCATCAACGGCTCACCGACGATCACCGGGCAGTTGAGCGGCACTCCGGGCGGCGTCGGTACCTACACGATCTCCCCGAGCCAGCAGAAGGCGATCGCCTCCGAAACCATCTCGGGCACCTACGGCACGATGACGGTCGGCACGATGACGACGGGCACGGCGTTCTCGGTCGGGCAGACGCTGCAGGCGACTGGCGCGGTGGTTGCGGGCACGCAAATAACGCAGCTTTTGACCGGCTCCGGCGGCAATGGCTCGACCTTCGCGGTGAACAACAACACCGTGGTCTCGTCCCAGGTCATCAATGCGCTTGGCGCTGCCGAAACGAAGTGGACGGCGGCGAGCGCGGGCAATCCGGGCGGCTTGGTCAAGATCACGTCGTGGGTAGGCTCGCAGGGCTGACTTTAGACAGGGCGGCTTAGAGGAGAAGCAAGGATGGAACCCATCAGCATCAGGTCCGTGGATGAGGGCCGCGCCCTGTTTCGGCAACACCGGCAGTACCTCGCGGATCGCGGTGTACATTTGCCCTATCAGATGCAGCGCTATCTCACTGACAGGGAGAAGGCGACGGGCAATCTGATCATGGCGATGGACGCCCCGAACCCGCCGATCGCACCGATGGGCGCGCTGCCCGGGCCGCTGTCGAGCGACCCGAACGCGGCGCTGCCGTGGATGCTGACCTCGGCTATCGACCCGGAGATTATCCGGGTGATCTTCTCGCCGCTCGATTTCGCGGAAATCCTGGGGGAGAGGAAGGCAGGCGACTGGACCGAACAGACCCGCTTCTTCCCGCTCGTTGAGGCGACCGGCGAGGTGTCGAGCTACGACGACTTCGTCAATAACGGCCGCGCCGGGGCGAACTTCAACTACCCGCAACTGCAGAGCTACCTGTTCCAGACCATCGTCAACTACGGCGAGTTGCAGATCGCGCGCGCTGGCTTGGCGAAGATCAACTGGGTCTCGGAACTGGGGCTGGCAGCGGCGGATCTGCTCAATCGCTTCCAGAACCTCTCCTATGCGTTCGGCGTGGCAGGCCTGCAGAACTACGGCGTGATGAACAATCCCTTTATCTCGTCCGCGCTGACCCCGGCAACGAAGGCCTGGGGCGGAACCGGGTGGTTCAATGCCGGATCGCCCGCGGCGACCGCCAACGAAGCCTACAATGACATCGTCGCGATGGTGACGCAGTTGGTGGCGCAGACCAACGGCGCGATCAACATCAAGGACTCGATGACGCTGGCGATGAGCCCGCAGAGCGAGATCGCCATGACCTTCGCGAACAGCTTCGGCGTTTACGTCGAGAACCTGCTCAAGAAGGGCTACCCGAACCTGAAGGTCAAAACGGCCCCGCAGTACGGCCAACAGAACACGAATAACCCGCAGGGCTACTCGGCCGCTGGTAACGTGCTGCAGCTTTGGCCGGACAAGATTCAGGGACAGACGGTGGTCTACGCGGCCTACAATGAGAAGCTGCGCAGCCACAAGATCATTCCGGACCTGTCAAGCTGGAAGCAAAAGCAGACCTCGGGCACGTGGGGTACGGTCATCCGCATGCCGGTCGGCTTTGTCACAATGATTGGTGTTTAGTTCCTGTAAATCAGGAATCGCCAGAGGGGAGAGCCGCGCGCGGTGAGTGCTTGCACTCTTTTGCCCGCCTGGGAATGAGCCCGCGAGGGACCCCAAGCTTAACAGCGGCGCATCGCAATGGGCATGGGAGCTGAGGAATGCGTAAGATTATTTTTGCTTTTGGAGTGTTTTTGACTTTTGCAGCATCTCCCGCAGCCGCGCAGTGCGGCTGCGGTGGTTTCCAGCCTTGGCCGAGCGGCTGGGGCAATGCTGGTTATGACGCGGATGGCTACGGACAATCCGCGGCCGTGACAGTCATCGCGCAGCCCGGATTCGGTGGCGGCTGGGGCGGTGGCTGGGATGGACGGCCCTGGGGCTGGCGTGGCGGCTACGGCTGGCGCGGTGGCGGATGGGGCTGGCATCGCCGGGTGGTGTGGTAATAGCGTGCGGTGAGAGGGACGGGCGCAAATGAGGAAAGCAATCGAAGCAATCGTCCTGGCGGCGGGCCTTGTGCTCGCCGCTTCGCCCGCCTGGGCGCAGCAAGGCCAGGGCGGGCTCTACATCGATGAGAACGGCGCGGTGATCACGAGCCCGAGCCATGGCTACGGCACCGAGCGACGCGGCAACGGCTACGAGCGCGGCAGCGTCTATGTTGGCCCGCGCGAACCTGTGGTACACCGCGACGGCTACTACCATCGCGGCTACGGCTACGAGCGGCACCATTACCACCCCTACCGCCATGCCGTGCCCTACGGAGGCTACTGATGGCCAAGAAGCCCGCCGCACCTATCGAGGCACCGGCGATCGTCAACGTACCCAAGAACGGCCGCACGGTCTGTGTGGCATGCAAGGTGCCCCAGGGTATCCGGCTTCAACTACAGCACCCAATGAAGCGGCGCATGCCGAAAGGCCTGGGCGGCGACAATGACTACGAAGAAACCATGTTCAACGTGTTCGGCGGGCAGATTTACAACTGCTTCGGCCCGGCGATCCCGGCGATGGGTGGCGTACCCGATGGCTATGTGATGCCGCCCGACATCAAGGGTGGCTACGCTTTCACGCCCGGCATCCCGGTGGATTTCTGGGAGCAATGGCTGAAGCAGAATGCCCAGGCCGACTACGTCTTGAACCACATGGTATTCGCGCTGCCCGCGATGGCGGACGCCAAGATCAAGGCGGTCTCGCACGAGGCCGAGAAGTCGGGGCTCGAACCCGTTTCACGTGAAATCGATGAAAAGACGGGCATGCTGAAGGACCGCCGCGTCCCGAAGCCGATCAACCAAAGCCTGTCCCGGATCATGTTCGATCAGGAGCGCAGCGCGCGGCAGCAAAGCTCGGAATGAGCGATGGGGTGAGGCATGACGGTCCCCCCGAGCCCTGTCGTCACATTCGACTTTCCCACCTTCATCGGGCTGTTTCCTGAGTTCGCCGCACTGTCACCGACGCTGGCGAACGCCTATTTCATCCGCGCCACGGCAACCGTGTTCGCCAACGATGTGACGAACCTCGCCTACGACAACGGCGCGAACATTCCGGTATTCACCTACTGGGTTTATCTGGCGACCGCGCATGTGGCGTGGCTGTTCTGCCAGAAGGATGCGATGGGGATACCGACATCGGACCCGTCAACGGCCCAGGCGGCGTCGCCCTTGGTCGGCCGCGTCAGCCAAGCGAGCGAGGGCTCGGTCTCGGTCTCGACGGAATATCCGCTCGATGGATCGTCGAGCGCGCAAGAGAAGTACCTCGCGCAAACCAAGTACGGCACCGAGCTATGGGCGGCGCTGGCACCGTTCCGCACCGCACAATACGCGGCACGGCCGACCATCGTGTTCGGCGGCCGGTTCCGAGGACCCTACAACCGAGCCTTCCCGTGGTGGGGATGGCGATAGGAGGCGGCGGCAATGGACGAAGGTGAAAAGCATGCCAAGGCGATGGATGCCTACAACAAGGGCGACCTCGAAGGCGCGGGCGAAGCGCTCGGGCTGCAGCCAGTAGCCAAGAAGTTCGGGCACGAGTTCGACGAAACCGCGGAATCCTATGACAAGCGATTGCGGGCGGCTCTGGGCTTGCCCGCTCCGGCCACAGAGGAAGGCACAGGGAGCCATCTCGGGGCGGGCGGCCCGGTAGTCGTAGACCCGGTGGAAGGCGGCCCGGTGGGCTCGGCGGGCCCGGTGGAGGGCCATGTAGAGCACGAGGACAACCCCGAGCCCGAGGACAACGATGAGCACGGGCACCGGAGCGGCCGGAGGCACCGGAAATGAAGGATGCGATCAAGATCAATCCGACCGATAGCGACAATGCCGCCCGCAAGCGGCACGAGGAGATCGAGGACCGACTGGAGCAACTCGGCAAGGATCAAGTTGAGACCATGCTCAAGACTGGCGGGCTGCCGACCGAGTGGGGACCGATCATCCGGTCCTGGCTCGCGGGCGACAAGCTGGAGCGCAAGGCCTGATGGCGACGATCAGAGGCGGCGAGCAGGTGGCGGCAAAACTGCGCGAGTTGGCTGACCGGCTGCGCAATCCCGGGACGCTGCGCGTTGGCTTTTTAGAGAAAGCCACCTACCCGGACGGCAAGCCCGTCGCCATGATCGCGGCGATCCAAGAATATGGCGCACCGCGCGCGGGCATTCCGCCGCGTCCCTTCTTCCGCAACATGATCGCAGCCAAGCAGGCGGAGTGGGCTCCGGCCATTGCGCAGCTACTAGTGCAGAACAACTACGATGCAACGCGCGCACTGGATATCGCAGGGGCGGCGATTGCGGGACAACTCCGACAAAGCGTGATAGACACCAACGCACCGCCGCTAAAACCGGCGACGATTCGCCGTAAGGGCTTCTCGAAGCCGTTGATCGAAACCTCGGTGATGATCAACAGCATCGATCACGACGTGAAGCCGGGCTGAGAGGAGGCGTGGAATGAGCAGAGTTGTTCTCTGGGACACCCGGATCGGTGACCGACCGGGGCAGATGGCGATCAACAATAACCTCGGCGCGACGACCAATCCCGGCGCGTCGAACGACTCCACGCAGGGCTACGAGGTGGGATCGCAATGGTTCAACACCTCGACAAAGACGGCCTGGGTCTGCGTCTCGGCCGCAGCGGGAGCGGCGAACTGGATCGAGTACGGCTCAAGCGGCACCATCGTCTCTGATACTTCCTCGGCCTACAACGCGGCGAATAACGCGGCGGGCTTCCAGGCGACGGGCGCACAGATTTCAGGCGGCTCAGCCTTCGTCGAGCTTGATCTGACCGGCAACCCCGCAGGTGCGGCAAACCTCCAGCTTCCGACCGTTGCAAATCTGGTCGCGGCGATCCCGGGTGTTGCGGCTGGAGACAGCTACACGCTGCGGGTCAAGAACAGCGCTAACTCGAATACTTGGACGGTCACGACGGCTACGGGCTGGACGCTCAACGGCACGATGTCGATCGCGACCGGCACATGGCGCGACTTCGTGCTGACCTTCACTTCGCTGGCGGCGGCGACCCTGCAGAACGCGGGCGGTGGTGCGACGCTGTAACTTGATGTAGGTTTCACCGACTCGACGATGAAAGGGACCCCGAGATGGCCAATTTCTCTGCCCCCTTGCTGAACGCCCCGATCGGCACGGCGTTTCGAACTACGGGTTTCCTCTTCACACCAACTGCATCCTTCCGCCGCGCCATGCTCTATGAAGTGGAGATGGGGCAGACGGCGGCCTACGCGTCGACCGACGCGCCGATGCAGTGGGACCTGTCCCGCGCTTCCAATACCGCAGGCATCGTCGGAACTACCGTGGCGGGCAACCTGCTTGATCCGGGCGACATCGCCTCGATTACGCTGTTCATGCAGAACCTGACTACCGAGCCGACCAACTACACCACGGCAGGTAACGGGTTGAACCTCAAGCAGTGGGGCATCAACCAGCGCGGAAGCTATCGCTGGCGCGCACTTGACGACGGCGACAACATCATCATCGCAGCCGTCGCATCCCAGGGCATCGGCATCCGGGCCGCGTCGATTGCCTCGGGCTTCGCCGGATCGGCACTCGGGACCTTGGCCTATATCGAGCGCTGATGCCGAAGCTTCTGCAGATGAACCCGGGTGGCATCAACTTCTATAGCCACCCGGACTTCGGAATGGTCGAGGCCTACTCGTCGACCTGCAGCCATTGCCAGCACATCACTGATTTCCCGTCGAAAAAGCAGATGATGGATCACGTCGACTTCTGTCGATCGTGCATGAAGCTGATTTGCCTCGCCTGCTACGGCCGCCCGTGCATGCCCTACGAGAAGGAAGCCGAGCGCCAGGAGTTTGAGTATAAGCTCCGAAGCCGGGTACACATGCAGGGCTGGCGGTGCTACTGAGGGGACACGAATCCCCTCAACGAGGCACCCCATGGATGATTGCCTGACATGCAAAAGCTGGATTTGCCAGCGTGTGATGTGCTACGGCGACGGTTCCACCGTCATCAAGTTTGAAACCCCCGAAGGTCGCGGCGAATGCACGCTGCTCAAGATCGAGACCACGGCTGATTTTGGCTGCAAGCGCTTCATCGAAGGGCGCGACCACATCGAGGTGCTCGGCCACAAGGCGGGTTCGCCATGGCAGTATTTCACTCTCGGCCCCTGCCCCGATTGCAAGGACTCCGCTGGACCCGGATGGATGTGCCGACGCTGCGCGGGCACAGCCAAGGTCCGCTATTACGATGACGGCTTCGTTGGCGACGAGCAAACCAAGCGGCATCCCAAGGAGCCGAGCGACAAGGTCGCTGCCGAGCTTCTGTGCATCGATTGCGGGAGCCCACTGGATCAGGACTGGATCGCATGCCCGCGCTGCGGCGCGCGCACCAACAAGTCGGAGGAAATGGTGATCATTGAAGGCGAAGCATTCAACGTCGGAGGAGGCGGACTGAAATGAGAAGCGATAAGTTCTGGGAGTGGTACGGAGTCTATGCAGCGCCACGGCTCGATGAACTCAAAATGATGAGCATGGGCCGGGCCGATACCTTCCGCCAGATGTTCGAATATCTCGACGACATCGGACGTCCGGTCTGCATCGTCGAGACCGGTTGCATCGAGAACGGCGAGAAGGACTGGGGCGGCTCGGGGTGCTCCACCATCCTATTCGACCACTACATCGCGGAGCACCCGGGCTCGGTCTGCTATTCCTTTGAGAGCGACATCGCCAAGGTCCGGGCGGCTATGGAGCTTTGCCCGCGTGTCTCGTTTGGTCCGGTGCGGCATTCTCCTGGCGAAGGCGCGGCCTACGACAGTGTGGTCGGCATTCAGGAAATGATTGGGCACGGTCCCATCGACTTGCTCTATCTCGACGCCTCGCACCACAACTGGATCAACGAATCGCCATCGCAGGTTCACCATTACAACGAACTGCTGGCCGCGATGCATCTGCTCCGATCGCATTCGCTTGTGGTGGTGGATGACAGCCCGATCGCGATCGACGACTACCCGCAGAACAAGATCATCGGCAAGGGCGCGCTGGTCGCGCAATACGCCTTCGAGGTCGGGGCGGAAATGGTGTTCCACGGTTATCAGGTGGGCTTCACCGGAATGACCGGCATCCCGGAGGAACACCGCGACCTCGGCTATCTGATCAACCGCGCCAGGACGCATGTCGAGGCGGGCGAGCTTGTGGCGGCCGATCACATCTATCGCCTGATTTTGGCGGCGACCCCGCCGAACACATGGCAGCAACCGCTCGTGCGGCTGTGCCGTGGGGAAGCCTGCGCCAACTTCGCGCGGCATGCGCACAAGCTGAAGCGGTACGGGATCGCGATCGATTGGTTCAGGCAGGCGCTCGGCGCGGACCTGATCGCGGCCGAATATCGCTGCGAGCTTGCGCGCTCCCTGGTCGCCTTCGAATCGATGGACATGGCGCGGCGAGAGGCCAAGCTGGCAACGGAGTTGGAGCCGGGCAACCCGGTGACCTGGGCGACGCTGGGCGGTATCGAGAGCGACCGTATGGACGCGGCGGCCACGATCGCGGCCTATGACCGGCAGATCGAGGCGGCGTCGGTGAAGCACATCGAGAGCAACCCGATGGAGCTATCGGATGCCTATTTGAACCGCGCGGTGATCGCGCTCGATACCCAGGACCACGTTACCGCGCACCAACTGTGCAGGCACATCCACGCGCTCGGCGTGCGCGCGGGCGACGCCTACCACGTTGAGGCGCTGATCGCCTACCGCATGAGCCGACACGAGGACGCCATCGGGCTGTTTGACAAGGCGCTGGAAGCGAACTGCCGCAAGCAGCCGCTCTGCCATTGGAACAAGTCGCTGGCGCTGCAGGCGATCGGCCGCTACCGCGAAAGCTGGATCAATCACACCTGGCGGCAGTTCGAACCGACGATCCCGGTGTTCTACGTGCCTTATCATCGGTTCGACCACCCGATCTGGCACGGCGAGAAGGGACCGGGCGTAGTCCACGTCCACACCGAAGCAGGCTTCGGGGACAATCTCTGCCTCGTGCGCTACCTGCCGATGATCGAGGCGACCGGAATGACAGTGCATTACGAATGCCAGCCCGAGATGCTTTCGCTCGTGCAGCGCTCATTCCCGAGCGTCAAGTGCATGCCGCGCGCGAAAGACTATCCCGGTGTAATGTACCTGCAGGCGCTCGACTATCACCACCCGATCGGGGATCTGCCGCACGTCTTCAAGACCGACATCGAGACGGTGCCGTGGAAGGGGCCGTACCTGCACGCCGATCCCGAGCTAATCCAAAAGATGAGGGGCGAGCTTCGGGAGCACGCGCCCGCGAACATCCGGCGGATCGGGCTATGCTGGTCGAGCGGCATCCGCCGCAACATCGCGATCTGGATGGAAACCTACGGCAAGATGAAGTCGATGCCGTTCGATGAGATGCGGCCGTTGCTGAGCATCGAAGCGATCTTCGTTTCGCTGCAGGTGGGCGACGGGCGGGACGAGCCGGACTACCGCACCGACCCGATCATCGACGCGCTCTCGCCCGAGCCCGATTGGGACGAAACCGCTGCATTAATAGCTAATCTTGATTTGGTCATCACGGTGGACACCGGAGTCGCACATCTCGCGGGCGCGATGGGCAAGCCGGTGTGGCTGGTGATGCAGCGGGACGGCGCAAGCTGGCACTTCATGTGCGAGCGGCCGGGCGCGAGTTGGAACACCCGCTCGCCGTGGTATCCTTCTATGCGAATCTTCCGGCAGAGCGACGGGACCTGGGCGAGCGCGATCCGAAAGGTCAAAGAAGCTCTGCACGAAATGTAGGAGGCGAGCATGTGGGAAACCGGCCCGCTCGGCTTGGTCGTCGGGGCAATGTCGGTCCCCGCATACTCTTTCCGAAATACTGCGGTCACATCAGCGGCGGGTGCCGTTTTATCGACATCGATCGATATCGGTCCCGCCTCGGGGGACCGATTGGTAATTGTAGGAACCGCAGAACAAGGAGGAAATTCCGTTTCTTCAATTACCGTTGGTTCGGTCTCTCTAAGCAATGTTGTCCCTATAACGGGAGCCGGACCAAATGTTGAAATGTGGGCAGGGCTGGTCACGTTAGGTTCCGGGCCTCAGACTGTTACGGTCACATGGGCGGCCGGTTCGTTTCAAAGCAGAGGGTTTTCTCTTTGGACGGCGAATGGGCTGAACTCTAATTCCGCCAAGCAAACAACTTCCGGGACGGGGGGTAGCGGCTCAACGATCAGTGTCACTGCCGGGGATTTGATGTTCGCGATTGCGGCTACGACTGGCGCGTCGTCAGATTGGTCTACTTCTACTCAAGCGCCTTCATCACTTCATTCAATACTAGCGAGTGGTTTGTTCTATGATGGTGCTGATTGGACAATCGCGGCGACAAATGCGTCATTTGGCCAGAATCCACACAGCGGGATTACGACTGCATCAATTGCAGTGACATATCGGTAAAAAAATGTGGGAAATAATTGCTAGTCAGGTATTTTTGTCCCAATTAGCGGCGGCGCCTAGTGGCGTGTCTGTCATAAACGGATTCGGTCAAAATGACTATGTGTTCAAGAACTTTATGAAACAACTCGCAAGCACTCAGGCGTTCGGAGGCACATACGCTTGGCCTGCGATCTTGGATACAAACGGCTACCCTGTGTCAACACCATCAACGACGTATGCCGGCGCGGTGCAATTGCCGAACAACTACACTGGTAATTGGATGATCTACGGCACGGGCCAATGCGATCTGCTGATTCAGGCCGGTGTGACCGTAACAATGGTCGCCAACCCGAATGGTTATGGCAGCGCATCTGGGACAACATTGCGGATCACGGCCACGGCGGTGACGTCTTGGTCGGTAACGTTCAGCCTGTCGGGATTGAGTGGCTACCAGAATCAGACGCAAATCCAGTTTCTCGGCGGCGCTGGATCGTTCTCAGGATTCACAAATCTGGTGCTGTGCCGCGTCTCGGCTCCATACACGGGCGACAAGGCCGCGATCGACAGCGGCGTTCTTACGCAGATGTTCAACGACGACTTTTTGAACAGCATGCGAGCGCTGAATCCCAATATCTTACGTGTGATCGATTGGAATAATCCCGACAATCAAGGCAACATTTCCAACTTCGCGCGACGTACACCCGTCAGTGCGCTGACTTATGATGGATCGCACTGGGACCCATCCTGCATTGCCACTAATGGCGGTTCGGGAATGAAAACATCCAACACCGGGGACGCTTATTCGATCACGACCTATCCGAACGATACCGGAAATTGGGTCGATGGCGAGACAATCCAAGTACAATGGAGCGCGTCGAACACCACCACGTCTCCAACGTTCACGGTCGGCGCACGTACCCCGAAAACCGTTCAAACTCTTGCTGCCGCTGCAGTGTCGGCTGGGACTTTGGCCAACAATGCACTAGGCACTTTGATCTATGACGCGACACTGGGCGTATTGCTGTACAACGCGAATGGGATTGCAGGGAACGCGGTTCCTTACGAAGTATCTTGCGCGCTCGCCAATGTGTTGAACAAGAACCTGCGTGAGACTATCCCGACGCACTTCGATTCGGCGTCGGTAACGTCCTGGGCTAAGACATTTCGCGATAATCTAAACTCTAATCTGTCATTTTACTGTTCGTACTCGAACGAGATTTGGAACTTTGCCTTTGGGTTCGAGCAGACAAGCTGGGCGAATGCTCTAGGACTTGCTTTCGGTTTCCCAAATAGCAGCGGGCGACCGTACTTCGGGTTTTATTCGCTCAAGATCGCGCAATACATGCCGCTGGTCGCAACAGCCTGGACAGCCGCTCGACCTCGATCATCGCTCAAATGTATTTTAGAACTGCAAGCTTTCGGTCCTACATCTGACACGAAGAGCTATCGGTTCAACAGCGCCGATTGCGCACCAAGCGGAATCCACACTGGCACCGGAAACGCTACTTACAACACTTACACCGGAAGTGCTGACTTCACGCAATTTCCGAACCGTGCGATCGATGTCTGCGACTACATCAGCTATGCGACATACTGGAGCGGTGCCCAATGTGCCAACGCGGATGGTAATTACTCGAACACTGGCGGAACTGGATTGACGACGGGGCATCCTTCGAGTGGACCAGGAAGCGCGATAAACGGATTGACCGGAGCGGCCGATGCCTACGCAGCAGGCGGGGCAACTAATATTGCAAACGCAATCGGCTGGCTTGACTGGGATTTTTCGCTAGGAACTAACAACGGTTCAGCGGGATTCCAAACCACGTCGGTTCTATTAGCAAACATTTATCCGGCTTGGGAAACGGTTGCCGCTTCTTACGATGGCTCACGTCCAAGCGGTTATTCCAACGTAGGAATCATCTGCTATGAAGGCGGGCTGGAAGCTGTTGCACCATCCACGGCCGAATGCACAACACTAGGAATCAGCACCACCTACGGAGGCTCTGGCGGTAAGATCGACAACCTTCTGACTGGATACAAAACCAGTTCAACGTTCACCGCGCGAGTGACGCAGCAATTCACCGACTTTATGGGAATCTCACCCGGCCGCGGATCGAATCACTCTATTGCGCCAGCGTGGTATCAATTCCCTGGACCAAGCGGGGATGTGAGCGGAGGGTTTCCGTTCAATCCATGGGCGATGGAAATCACAGATTTATATGGCGGGTTCTTCACGTCTTATAACGGATTCGCATCCTTCACCTAAAAAGCTTGGAGGAGGCTGCTTCGCAATGTCATCGATGGACAAGGAACTCACTGACGCGAAAGCCTACTTCAAGGAGAAGGCGAACGGCGATCCGCGCACCCTGCGCGTGGCGGGCATCCGTGACCACGGCGGCGGCATGCGCGTGGTTGTGACGCAATACTGGGACTTGCCGAACCATGTTGGCCCGGGCGAGGAGCTTGTGCTGATTCCCAAGATCAGGCTCGCGCGTCCGGTCACCACGAATGAGACTGCGGCGCTGATTCAACTGGTCGAGCGCTACATGGGCTTTCGCGCATGACAACGGTCTTCCTCACCAAGTCATCGACCTCGCCGTACACATTCCCGGCGAACGCGGACCTTAATCATTCGGTTCTAGACAACACCTACAATCCGACCGCGCTACTGGTTGCATCCGGGACACCGACATCGGTCGGAGTCGGGCAGACCATCACGCCGAATCAAACTACCTCGATCACGGAGTTGATGATTTGGATCGGCCCGGCGGTGGGATCACCGGCGGACAATCTCTATTTTATCATCGAGCAGAACGCGCTCGGATCGGGCATCATCGTCGCGCGGAGCTTCACCTACCCGATCGGCAACCTGACGCAGAATGCCTGGAATCTGATTACGCTGTCTCAAGAGGTGGTCCTTGTCGGCGGCCGGACTTACGCGATTTCGAGCAACCGCACCGGCGCGACATCGACCGTCAACTACTTTCAGATCGGCTCCTCGAACACGTCGAATCTCTCTCAGGTGCTCTGGGGACCAACGAACAGCGGCTACATCTTCAACGGCTCGACCTGGGTGGCGCAAAGCTGGGACTTGGCATTTGCGCTGATTCACCGCCACGAGGTGCAGCTTCTCGGCAATGGCGGTAACGGCGGATCGGGCACGACGGCTTTGAGCGGCGCGGGCGGCGGTGGTGGCGGCTACGGTCAATATTTTTACATCTCTGGAATCATTCCCGGCGTGACGACGGTACCGTTTGCAGTCGCGGCTGGAGGTTCGAACAACAATTTCGGCGCGGTTTGGCAACAGACGAGCTTATCGGCACTCACCAACGCGCAAGGCGCGGGTGGCGGCAAGAATGGCTCGGGCATCACGGCTGGCGCGGCGGGCACGCTCGGCACCGTGAGCGGCACGCCTCCGATCAGCTATCTCTACTGGTACGGCATCGCGGGCGGCATCGGCGGCGCTGGCCGGAATGCCGCGTCGAGCGGTGGAGGCGGTGGCGGTGGCGCGGGCGGCTGGGGCGCGGCGGGTGGCGCGGGCGGCACGCCCACGAGCACGAATGGATGCGGCGGCGGTGGTGGCATGACCGGCACGGCGGCGGCTGGTGGCGCGAGCGTCGCGGGCGGCGCTGGCTACACCGGGACGGCGGGGTCGACGACCGGGCAGAATGGGACTGGCTCTAGCGGCGGGGCAGGCTCCAATTCCGTCTCGACCGCGACCCTGACCCAGGGCGGCAACGGCGGGAGCGGTCTAGAGTTCGATGGCTACGGGCTGTCGACCGGCACGAGCGGACCGGGCGGCGGCGGCGGCGGCTCGGGTGCGAACACCGGCGCGGTCACCGCGAACAACAAGGGCGGCGCAGGCGGACAGTTCGGCGGTGGTGGTGGCGGCTTCGGCTCGTTCGCGGGCACGATCGGCACCTCGGCGGTGGGCGTTGGCGGTGATGCGCTGATCGTGCTCAATTTCTTTCCCCTGCCCATAGTCTCCGACGTGGCAGGCTGGGCCGAAAACGAATGGAGGGTCTGAGATGGCTATCTCATTCGTTCAAGGAAAAGGTGCGAATAATGGTGCTGTAGGGACCTCGATTGCCGTCACGTTGACAGCCGCTGTGGGAAACGGAAACTTCATCGCGGGGATGGTTTCCTACAATTCCCTTCACACGCTCGCTGGTATCTCAGACGACAAGGGCAACACCTACAATGTGGAATCCGTCGCGTTCGACACGGTGAATAGCCAAAAGGGCAATGCGTTTTCGCTCGGCAACATTACCAATGCGCCCTCAACGATCACGGCGACGTTCACTGATCCGACTCAAGCAAGAAGCATCGTTGTCGATGAATTTTCGGGAGTCGCCCAAATCGGTGATCCGCGCGATACGGGCCATGGTGGGCAAGTGCTACCGAACAGCACGGGGACCGGCGCGAATGCCGTGACCTCTGGCAACTTCCCGACGAGCTTCGCCGGAAGTCTGCTTTATGGTGTAGAAGCGAATGAACTCGGTGATGATGGTGCAACTACAGTCACGGCAGGCACCACGAGCAATGCATCATTCACCTTGACGGGGACCGATTCCGGATCAAGCAGCAATACTTGTGCGCAAATCAAATCCGAATGGGCAGTGCAATCCGCCCCGAGCAACACGACCGCCGCGACATTCACGCAATCTGTTGCGACCGGACGCACAGTGTTTTTGATTTCAGCCCTCTTGACGACTACGCCTCCGTCTACAGGCGTAATCGGGTTCGGCTATAATGAGATGTGACCGGGCAAGGCCATGGCGGCTCCGACTTTCATTTCAAACACTGCAACGGCCGTTGGCACGGCTACGCCACGGACCACGGCAAGCATTGCTGTTCAGAACGGCGATGTGCTGGTGGCGATGGCCGGATCGGAAAACGGCACCGCCACGCTTGGAGTTTCAACCGCAACCGGCAGCACTAGCGCTTGGACGAACCGGGTAAGTAATAACACCGGCACGTCCGCGAATTGTCAGGCGCAAATCTGGACTGCGACTGCAACTGCGACCGGCAATATAACGGTTAGTTTCACTTGCACAGGTGCCTTAAACTTCATGGGCACCGTCAAAGTCTGGCGTAATTCCGGCGGCGTCGGCGCTGGAGCGGGCACGGCTGGGGTCCCGAACAGTAGCGGCAGTGTCAGTGTTACGACGACCGGCGCTAATTCGGGACTCGATTATTTTTCCGCCGATGCGGCCGTTACGACCGGCACGACCACGTATACCGTGACTGGCGGTACACCGACCCAAGACGTCTCCTTGCAAGCGGCGGCTGGCGGCTGGACGATTTATTCCGCCCACGCACCGGATGTCGGCGCAGTTGGCTCCAAGACATTCGCAATGACAGCGCCTACGGGCCAAACGGCGCTGCCTGCTGTTATTGAAATTCTCGGCACAGCCGCCGCAGCTACGACATGGGGCTACGGCTCTAATACGATGTTCGAGCAGGTGCCGAGCCCGCGCACGAACAACTTGCGGCGCTCATTAGGCGTCGGACATCGCTCCGGATTTCCCATCCTAAAGACGTTCCTTCCCTGGGGCTACGATGCACAACCCGGGCATTCCAGGCAGAGCCCGACGCTGCGTGCGCACCACTCGTACACCGCGGCTGGCATCGATGCACCATTCATCCCGCCAGTCGTGACGGCGACCCCGCCTTGGGTTGATCCGCAGATTCAAGTTTATCCGCCGACCGCGAATCTTAATCGCACCAAGTTCTCCTCGCTGCGGCATCGCGCCGGTTTCGGCATCTTGCCGCAATGGGTCAACTTCCTCGACACGCAGGCGGTGCAGCCGCCGAGCATAATCACGACGAATACCAATCGGCGCTTGAACATTAGCCAAATCAACATCGGCCCCACACTGCCATCCGCTCCGATAGTGGTGACCTCGCCCTGGGGCTTCGATCAAACCGGGAGCCAGCCGAGCACCGCACCAAGCAACGCGAACCGCCGCGTTGGCGTCGCGCTCGCGGGCACCATGAACGGCGACACCATCATCGAGGGACCGCCTGCCATCCCTTGGTACAATTGGGGCTACGAGGTGCAGGCGGTGCAGCCGCGGAATCCCTACAAGCCAGCCAGGGGCACGCTGATCAATGACGGCGACCGGATGGAAGGGACTCAGGTCAACTTCTATCCGTGGGGCTTCGAGGAGACCGCAAGTCAGCCGGTCTCAGGACCGAACACTAACAACCTCAACCGGCGCGGCGATGCGGGCGCGTTCGCGATCGGGCAATCAGGACTGCCGCCATTCCCGTTCTATCCGTGGGGCTTCGAGCCGCAGACGTGGCTGCTTACGCAGCGCAAGACGTGGCGCGCGGCTGCATTCGAGCCACTCGGGGATGAGGGCAATGAGAACACGCAAGCCCCGGCCGTGCAGGTCATCAACTGGGGCTATCTCGGGGACTGGCCGCAACCGCCGCATCCGATCATCCGGCAGTTTGGAACGCTGCTCGCGAGCGGCGATGCCGGGATCGCCTACCCGTTCATAAATTGGTTTAACAGTGGTTCCGAAGTGCAGCCGGTTCAGCCTCCGAATCCGGCGACGGGGAACCTCTCGCTCAATAACCGCCACGCGGCCGCGACCATGCTGGGCGATGGCGGTATCGAGAGCCCATTCGTCAGGTGGCTCAACCTGATCGAGGTGCAGGCGGTGCAGCCGCCCTATCCGAATTCATTGCGCCGTGCATTTGCTATGCCAGTCTCGAACATCGAGGCACCCTATACCGCATGGCAAAACTCGGGCTGGGAGATTGCCTCACCGCAGCCGCCCCATCCGCGCCCGGAGCGCGCTGGCGCGATCGAGGTAGGCGAGGGCGGGATCGAGGCGGTCTACTTCCTCGTAGCGCCACAAATCGTGCTCTGGGGCTTCGACGGGGTCTGGCCACAGCCTCCAGCAGCCCAGCGAGGCCGCACAGAGGGCTCCGTGACCAGGGGCGACGATGGCACGGGTTTTCCACTGACGGCCTTCTACGCCCACGGCTGGCCCGTACAGTCCCCACAGCCGCCGCATCCTCGACGGGAGCGGGCCGGGAGCATCGCCCGGGGCGACGACGGCACCGAAAACGTGTTCTTCCCCACGGCAGCCCAGGTCATCAACTGGGGCTTTGATGGGGTATGGCCGCAGCCGCCCCGGCAGCGATGGGAACTGCGAGGCGGCATCGGGCACCGC